TTAATAAGAAAGAGGTATACGAAGGTGGTGAACTTGTTGGTGTAATTGTTGGTGTAACTGTTGGTGTAATTGTTGGTGTAACTGATGGAGTATTACTAGGAGCAATACATTCATTCTCGGCTATACAATCATCACAGTTATCATAATACTCTCCAGCGGTGAATACCGCACTGGTAGCTCCGGCTGGGTATGACTCGTCATATGTTACTCTCTTATAACAATTATTTATTATGAAATCCTGATTTCCTCCAAATTGGAGAGTTATTGCTCCTGTTTCTCCCAATGCTGGCCCATTACTCATATTGGTAACATTATAAACTAACCCATCACAACATCCGCTTAATGAAACGTTATTCTCCACACATGCGTTACTAGCCTGACAAGTATTACAATCCGTGTAAGAATTATTGGTCCCAAAAAGACTTGGGTATCCCGCAGTTGTATTGTAATACTCGGTATAACTTGGGTTATATTCTATCCTCTCAAAACATTGGTTCGTTTCAAGCGGACTCTCTCCTGTGATTGGTGTGATTATATCTCCTATTTCCGGTATTGGAAATACCCCACTAAATGTCGTGCTTGTTCCCGTGAATATTGTAAACTCTCCCACGTCAGGACAACATCCACTAAACGAAAACGCATTTATAGGAGCCGCAGGTGGTGTTCCTGACGGCGTTACGGTTATAGATGGAGTTGCGGTTATTGACGGAGTTGCTGTTATTGTTGGAGTTGCAGTTATCGATGGAGTGGATGTAATTGACGGAGTCACAGTTATTGACGGAGTTGCCGTTATTGTTGGAGTTGCGGTTATTGTTGGAGTTGCGGTTATTGTTGGAGTTTGAGTTAACGATGGAGTAACACTATTAGACGCACCAGGTGTTGCGGTTATTGATGGAGTTGCAGTAATTGATGGAGTTGCCGTAATTGATGGTGTAGTAGTTACTGATGGAGTTACGGTAATTGACGGAGTGGTAGTAATCGAAGGAGTCACACTTATCGAAGCTCCTGGCGTCGCGGTTACTGATGGAGTTGCGGTAATTGACGGAGTGGTAGTAATCGAAGGAGTCACACTTATCGAAGCTCCTGGCGTCGCGGTTACTGATGGAGTTGCGGTAATTGACGGAGTGGTAGTAGGGGTAGGGGGTCCAAACTCTAAATCACAATCTAAAAAAGTAGGTATACATGAAGAACACTTACCATAGTATAAGTTATTAGGTATTCCACTTAAGTCGGTAGGGTCAGTATTTACAACTAAAGAGGTTATTTCATAACATACTCCATAATATAAAATACTATCATCTATTGGTGTGTCGGTTATTAGTGTATATAAGTGTCCCGAACCTGCATCACATCTATCCCACCGATAACAACTTTGGGCTGGGTCCGACATTAACGATGAGATAAGTAAATTTGCCTCTTCACACGTTTCACAATCAACATACTCAATAAATGTACAATCGTCTCCATTTATTTCATCTAAAACTTTATTAGTATCTTCATTAATGTAATAACACCCATTATTTATATTATTACATTCAATATCCCAAATCTCACCTGAATTTAGGTGCGTAGTATTATTAAAAGTTAACCTATATTCGGATTGGTCGTTACAATTTTGTATGATATAATTTACTGATGTCATGACGTACAATTAATATTTATGTTGACTCCAGCGTTTATTTGCAAACTTTCATTAGTAAAATCATTATTACACCCTATATTAGTAACTGTTATGTTATTACCGTTGATACTATAGGATAATCCGTCCTGAGATAAATTAGAAAGAGACGTTTCTACCGCAGTCAACCACTCAGTACTAGATGGGTAATCACCACTTCCATATCCAGTGTAGAATAAATCTTTTCTAAGTAATGAACCACTAAGTCTTATATCCACATACCACAAACTTGTCAAAGTGTTTAATTGACAGTCACTTACATTATACCCTTCATTACCAACCGCACTGTTAATACTATTTATTAATGTAGTTTGTGGGTTTGTTAATCCAATATCACAACTTAAAGTTTGTGTAGTGCAATCATTACCAAGTAATTGACCTGTAAATGTACATGGAATACATGGTATCGGTACTAACTCACATCCTCTTTGTCTTCTCCATACTACTTTTTGTCTCTGTAATACATTATTTTCCATTTTTTGACCCCCCATCCATATAGTAGATGCGGGAATCATTTGTTCAATTAACTTCATCCAATAATCACCTATACCATTAGTGAAATCAATCATTTTTTGATAGGTATATTTGTTGGATGGTATACCTACGGACTCCTCTGAGTTTAAATATTTCCAATAAACTGATTGTAGTGTTGGATATCCACCTCCTTTACCGTCTGTTATTGTCTGTCTATTCCTAACATTAATCATGTTACGATAAAAGGTCTGAGCAAATTCAAAAAATGTCTTTTCTTTTGGTTTTGGGTTAATTACTGTCCAATCAATCCCTTCAGGATATGGATAAGGTGATGTTAAACCAGTTGAAGGGAACGGGTAATTATATTTTTTTGACATATCCCATATGTCGTATATAATCCCTTGTCCCATATTTAAACCTAAGTCAACATTTTTAGCATTTAATACTAATTTTTCATTATTTACCACATAATAGGCATTATAACCAGCTTCGGTATTCCTCCTTAAACCTAATTCATTATCTGTCCAAGATTTATTATTATCGTAGGTTCTTGTTAAACCAAAACCCAAATCCATATATGGAAAATCTCTAAATCTATCAAAATATTTTTGACCATAAGTAAATGGTTCTAATGTTGTCTGTATGTCAGGGTTTTGTCCTGTGAATACCGAACCTGTAGTGTCTAATACTGTAGGTGCTCTATGTTCAGGAGTCTGCTCATACCATCCCGCACCTTTTTCAAAAAATATTTCTTCACTGGATACCGGAGATTGTGGATATCCAAAACTATCAATAGGATAATCATTTCTAACAGTGTCTACGTTACTTAATGTTAGTTGAGTTGTGAATCCGGTATATGTCACCCCTTCAAAACTGAATGTGATGTTTGGGTCCAAGACCGGCGTTTCTGTAGTTTTAGTACCTCCCGTTATAGTTGCGTATTCTTCATTAAATCTTTCCACATTTATCGGACCATCAGCCAAATAAATAATTTCATTAAAATCTATTAACGCGTCGGGAGCACCGACTAATCTCATAAGTGCCTCTATTGAACGTCTTGTACCTTTAGATTTAAATAAGTAAGCAGAATTTAAAATTAAATTTCTATAATATTGATAACTAAGTTCGGTTGGTGTCTTATTTACTGTCTGTCCAGGAAATACATTAGAATCTTGGTTTCCAAATACACTACTTAAGAACTTATCATTAGTTATGGGTGAGATGTTAGTGTCCCAACCTATTGTCTGAGCCAAATTTGTTAGTAACTGAGAAGGTATATCGTTTTGTACAACATAATGAACTGAATTCATATATGATAACGCATCAATAAACTTTTTTGTTTCGTCAAAACTTCTACCATATAGTTGTAAAACCTTTTCTACATTTTTATTAGGTGTATCAAAATCTTTAAAAGCCCCTGTAGTTAAAAATCTCGATATTAAATTACTTTTATATTCATCTATCTCATCAGATATACTATTTAATTGTGTTAAATAATTATCAAACCTATTTGTTCTTATATCTAAATTCCATACCCCATCTAAACTCCATGTTATACTCTGATAAGCTTTATACACTTGTCCGTCTTGACCTTCCCTTAATATTTCAAATTTAGAAGTATAGGTTGGAACTACTAAACGATTTAATAAGAAGTCCTCAACTTCGTTAAAGTCGTCAATAAATACTTTATCAGTTTCTTGTTTATTTGGTTTTAATAAAATATTATCTACTGAAGTAGATTGACCACTGAAAGGATTTCCTTCTACTACAATTTGTACCGTCCCCGCCGATAGTTTTGGTGAGGGGTCGAAATCAACAAATTTATACTCAGTCTCTAAATCTTCAAAAAATAAAGAATACTGTAAGAAACTTCTAGTAAGATTTCTTAATGGGCTTACCTCAAAAGGTCTAACAGAAATATTTCTATCCGAATTTTCTGAGTAATCGATATCGAATGGATTTTTAAATCTGGTAACGTCAATATCAAAAGTCGTTAAACCTTCAATATCATCATAAGAAATGTTATAAGCGGTGTATCCAGTGTTAAAATCATAATAAATTTTATCTACAGATATTGCGGCCGGAAAAAAATTAACTATATTTGTTACTGAAGATGACATTCTTTTTCTTAAAGAACCATACATCGCAAAATTAGTAACCTGACTTATATCGTAATTAGGATAAACTTTAAAGTTTTTAGCTAAGACTATCTTAGACTCTTCAATACTGTCAAAGTCTAAATCATTTAATGAAATAGGATTAGAAAAGACACCAGTATCAAAAGTTCTATTAACCTTTTCAACAACATTTGTTGTGAACTCAAAATTTGACTGCGTAAGACCTCCACCCTCAACAAGTTGTAAACCAACTAAGTTGTCAGAAAATGTTCCTCTAGCGTTAGGAGGAGCCGGTGGGTATCTAAACTTATTATCGGCCATTACTGAGTGATATTAGTGAAGTTTTTACTGAAGTCTATATTGTCTCCTCTATTTTGTCTAACCTCGTATAATAAATTATTAAACTCATCTCTAATCTCATATAGGTTATATTGTTTGTAAATGTTAAGGTCGTTGTCATATAAGGTATAAACACCATCTTCAATAGATTTAGTCTGATTACCGTAAAGAGCAATCGCTAACGTATCTATATCATGCTCAGCTAATTCAATATCCAACGTTATCGGATTAAAAAATGTGTTAGTGATTATTATATTTTGATTAGGTTGACCTATAAATGGAGTCGCACTCGGTTTATTAGATGGTGCACTTGCCGGTGAAACTGTACAAAACAATAAATCACTACCACTATCCACATATCTGTATCTAATAGACTTTTGTGATGAGTTAGTAAGATTAGTAACTACAGGTTCGCAATAAAATGATGATGTTATAATTCTATAAAAATTAGTAATTTTTGTACCGTCATTATTTAAATACTCTACTCTATGACCAACTAATCCTTGATTAATAAATCTATTCCTGTATTGAGAGGGAACATTATTTAAATCTACGATTATTCCTTTTACGTTAGGTAATGACGATAATACTCCACAATCGGTAATTGTGGTTCGTATCTCCACAGGTCTGATATATAAAGTATATATACCTATTTGATTAAATTCATCCGCAGGTAATTTAAGGTTATATAACCCCCCTAATATCTCAAGGTCGGCATTTCCTCCTGTATCCGCGTTATGAAAATAAGGTGTTAATACTTCCGCAGCATTTAAAGTTTTTAACTCGAAGTTATTGGTCACATCCCTTGACGGGGTATAATTTAATATTATTTCCACGTCCTCAGGGGACATGTCTGCTGGTCTTGTTGTTCCGTATGTTCCTAAAGCCATTTTACAATTGTTCTTTTATTTTAAAGAAACCGTACCCATAAGATACTAAGTCTCCGATGTTATCAACTTCTCCGAGTCTCTGTATTCCTTCGAACGCAGAATTTTTACCTCTATCAATAAATATTTGGGATTGTATTTCCGGTGAGGAAACTACACCAAATAATACTTCTTCTTTAGTAATTGGGTCTGCAACAATCATGTTGTCGGTTATTCCACTAGATTCTATAAAAAATAAGGTCTTACCGTTAGGGTAATCGTAGTACACTACATCTTGTATTGTATATGCAGTATACTCATCTGTTATCTCCGTAACTCTACCATAATCTTCATTATTCTTTTTTACGACAACCGAAGTATCATACTTTGTAGGTCCGTAAAGTTTTAAATTATTAAGTTGTGAAGAAGTAAATCCTGTTATAGTAAATGTCTCGTCACTTGTTTGAGCACTTACAGTATTTTCTGAGTCCCCCGTAAAAATAAAATTATAATTAATCGGAATATTAGCCCAATTACCCCCTTGTTGAGTAAATGTTATAGTTTCTAAGGGATTTGTTATAGTGACTAATGTATTAGGTATCGACACTCCTTTAATTATATTTGTCACACCCCACGGATTATTTTGTGTTAACTTTATTTTATACGATAAAGTTAATGGCGGATACTCATGTTCCATATAATTTGGATAAATCGCAGTAAAAGGTTCCACAGTACCATCCCCCCAATCTATAGTGTATGTAGATAGTTTTAAAAACTTTTTTAATTGGTCTGATGTGTTATATAATTTGATTTTAAAGTGGTTGGATGGGTCTCCACTAACTATAAAGTTAGATACCACATCTTTTTGTAAGACAAAACCATCAAATGCTGAGTAGAATCCCATATCATCAAAAGTCTGATTAAAAACAATAGGTATTGTTAAATCTGTTAATAAACTGTCTCCGTTAGTCCCTCCACTTAATATTTGTGTCATAGCAGAATAAACTCCAAACGTATTACCACTATACGTTTGCTGAACAACATCACTTTTAAGTGATTCTGGAGATATTTTTATGTAGTGTATATCTTCGTTCATGACGGATTTACATATTCATACCAGTTTATTGGTGTTACCGTACCGACCCTGTTTTGAGTGTTCATATTAATAACATCATATTCATAATTTTCGTAATCAATATTAACTTGGTAGTAAAAATACTTAGAACTTTCAAAATTAAACTTCTGAGATAATGCAGACTGTCGAGTATTCATCATCCTAACAAATTGTCCAGTTTTAGCATTAAAAAACTTAGCACTCATATAAAACTTATCTATATCGATATAATTCGGATTTTTTAACCAATAAATAAAGTATCCTTCTTTATCACCAACATAATCCAATAGAAAATTAGGCATCTTTATCTGCGAATCAGAAGGTGCCACCGCAGTAGACGCAGTATTAGGAGGTAGATTTCCTGCATTATTGTTTATTTCCCCACCACTTCCAGGTGGTTGGAATGATGCTGATGGTGTTGGTGATGGGGGTGTTGATGTAGGTGTAGGCGTTGAACTGATTGATGGTGTTGGAGTCATCGACGGGTTTATACAATCGCAATTTCCAAGCGTAAAATCACTAAAATCATCTATTATATCATTAGGGGGTGCGTCCGGTATAATATCATCACCTATACTAATTATTTCAAAACATGTTCCCTGATAATCTATTGTATAATTATTTTGAGGCCATGATAAAAGTTCATTAACGATTTGAACATCAATATATTTAGTTAACGAAACGCTATTACAGTTTAAAAATGTCGTCTCATAAGTATCGGGAAAAAACAATATTACATCATTAATTTTTGATGTAGATGGTGTAGGCGTAGGTGTGGGCACATAGTAAAGTGGGGCCGCAAGACCAAAATCTCCACCACCTGGTAATATGTCTGGAATTGTTGGTCCCGAAACATATGGGTTAGATATCGGAGGTTCCGTTCCGGATAATCTAGTTAATCCTTGTTGTGTAGGTAATATAATGGTTAAATAAAGTTTTTGTGTCTCACTATTGTCAGTATCATATAAATCTAACTTAAAGAAACTATTTTTATATGAGTTAGCATTATAATATATCTCACCCTCAGTAAAGCAAGTTCCTGTGAAATTTGGGTTATCGGTAAACACATAGTCACTTGTCCATAAATTGACGTTAGATGGATTAGTTGCTCCTACATCAATACTTCTATCGAAAAAACTAAATTTGTGGTTAATACTAGTCTGTAATATATTATCTTTGTACCAATCTTTGTGAGTAAATCTTGTTAACTCAAAGTCTTCAATAGGATTTATTACTTTTTCTAAAGTCTCTTCTTCAAATTTATCCACCAAATCATCTCTACCTAATAAATCGGTATCAATTTGAATGGGTATGTTTATATACCTATCGTTAGGTGATATTTTAATTCTATATTTACTCACAGTAGTCATTTATTGGGGCGAATGAAATATTACTATTGTTAATATTTCTCTTCATAGGAGTTAGTAAAAATAGTATCTCACTAAATGGGTAGTGACATCCATTTAAAAAAGGATTATCTAAACCATTACCGTCACTGTCTTTATATCCATATGGGTATAAATCTCTCCATCTCCATTGTTTTTCATATTTAGATAAAAAAGCGTAATCCGGAACTAAATCAACTGAATTTTCATCTCCAAGTTCAATATAGTCCGAATACACTCTTATGGGTACTGAATAATGTGGATTAAAAGCATATCCAGAAGGTAACGTATTAATACTGTTATTATCAAATACTTGTGGGTTATACGATATCTTGTGACTTATGTTAGACAATACAACTTCTTTTTGATTATACTTATTAAACTCACATATACCACCCATTAATTTATGACCAATTTCTAAATTTTCATTATAATGAAATGTATTTCCATTTTTAACGTAACTTCCGTTTGGTATGTCGTCTCTATTAGATGTGTTGTTTATATCCCACCACTCGTCTATTTCATCTTCTAAAAAGTTTAATTCCCATCCGACCTGCACTCCCGTATTATTATTACTTACGTAAGGGTTATTAAACCAACCCATATAACCTTTATTTAGAATAGTCACAAACAATTCAGTTATAGGTCTATCTAAATTATCCCTAAGTGAAGATATATCTATATCTTTATCAAAAGAAAACCCTACTGTAGTATTACCATCTTTAATTGAAACTCTCTGCACATTATTTGGTGTTAATGCCGAATACTCCAATTGTTTTTTAACGGGAAAAGGGTTAGTTTCATATGCCAACTTAGTAATATCAGCATGAGTATTTTTAGTTAAAACTTTATGACACCTAACATAATATTCTGAGGTGGTCTCTTCTTTATTATTTATATCTGTAACTTTTTTAAAATTACCTGTAGCGTAGTTACCAAAAAGTGGGTCAGTAAATCCATAATTAAATATAGAAAAAACTTTTTCCTGATTTCCGTAGTACAAATCACCTATTTCATAAACTTCAAAATATCGTTTACCATTTATTTCGTCTTTAGTGTAAATCCAATCACCAAGAGATAAGTTATGTTTAAATCCACAATAAAACGTAATAAGATTTTTCCCCCTGTCTTGTGTGTTAAGTATATAATACGGTACCCCTTCACTAACTACAAAATTATTTACCGAAGTTCCACTTTCAAAGTTTACAGTCTGTCTTAAATTTTGGTCTGTTTTATTTTCAGATGCATATGTGACATACGAAACCCAATTATATGACGAAGCGCTTTTATTTATAAATGGTATGTGACCTTCAATACCTCTAGTCCTAAAAAAAGTAAATTCGTCATATTGAGGATATCCTTTCCATTCACCTCCAAAAGTGAGAGTATTTAAAGTATCTGTATAGTATAGAGAGTTTCTAAATGGTTCGTAACTTGTTTGACCGCTAACAATATTATTAAATATATTAACTATCTTTCCAGCAATTCTAAATTTACTTGAATTTTGTCTTTCGTAGTTAAACCTTTCTTCTAAATTAAGTATTTTAGACCTTTCACCCTCTATAATATTTTTATTATTTCCTTGTAAATTTACATTTATTAATAAATCAGTATTAGACGCACCGGCAAAACGGTCCTCTCCTCTAACAATTCTAATATCTGAATTTTTCTTATTACTCATCTTGAGCGAAAATGTATTTTTTTATGTATCTATTCATCGCACTTTTACCCCTTTTAAGACCAAAATAATAGTAAAAGGGTCCACCTACTTTAAAGTTACCACCATTCACATCATTCGTAGGGTATGAGTCGTATTCAGGGTCTGTCGAGCTTCTGTTATAAATATAACCAAGACCATATCCTGAATTAGGTTTCATATATGTACTATTGTTATTATAAAAATCATCTCCTTGGTATTTAGAGTTGAATATATATTCAGTATTCCATGAGTTATGTTGGGTCCCAAATAATCCATTGTCATTTACGTTCCACATATAATACGGAACTACTTGGGTATTCGAATATCCAAATGTATTTGTCGGACCTGTCGGTTCGGTTCCAAATGTAGTCACTCCATTCGTAATAACTCTCCTATTAATTGTATTCGAACTAAACCAAATACCAAATCTATCATCTATTAAAGAAATACTATCTTCATAATTACCTTCTAAAAATGGTATAACACCATACTCAGAGTTAATACCTACCATTTGAGCGTAGTCCCCATCAACCCGACTGTCAAGTGGATTTGAGAGCCCTAAAATCTGAGTCTCTCTTGAGAAAAGCATTCCCACAGAACCGTCTCCAGCACCTAACACTTGTTCCAAAAAGTTGGCGTTCGCCAAACGGGAGACTATAAATAAAATATCAATATTAGATGGGTCGTTATAACTTGTAGTTTCTATTGTATCAATTATATAACCTTCAAATTCAGGTGAAAACGCAATCTCTTTTGTGAACTCATCTCTTGGTCCTAACTCATTAATAGTTGTTGGGTACCAAATGTTTTTATCATTTTGACCGGAGTAATAATCCCTACCTGGCTCCTGACCTATAAATTGATTCGTATCGTCATTAAAAGGCGTCGAACGATAAAAGAATGAGTTTGTTTCGGTATTAAAATATAATGGTCCTTGGTACCTTCTATTGACCCAAAATTGTTGGGGGTCACCACAGAAACGATACCGTTTAGGTTGATTATCTGAATTATATATGGTTTGTTTTTGAAATGAGGGCATATATAGAGACCCATTTAACCAGTTATTTTGAAACATTTGCCCAATAACTCCCTGGCATAGTGCAAACATAAATCTTATCCTTACTCTCCATTCAAAAAACATTTGTATGTCTCTAGGAATTGTAAGTATTAATCTTCTAATCACGAAACGGTAACATCCGTTAACAACTCTTTCATCACTATCAATAGGTCCAGGTAGGTCACATGGGTTAACAACTTCAAATTCCTCACCCTGTCCTTGATAACAGTTTAAAGGTACCATACCTTGACATCCGAAACTTTGTATTACTTCCGATGTTACTGAATTTGCGTCTTCTGAAGCGTCGGCAGCGTTGCCAGTGTCGTCCGATGAAGTCACCACTTCTCCCTCTATATTTGTTACCGTACCCTCTTCATCTAAAAAGAATAACTGTTGTCTTAGATTTAAATGTAATCCATACCTTCTAAATTCAGGTTCGTTAGTGTTATCGTCAAACCTATCAAATTGGTCTCCTGTTGGTATTCTATCCGACCTAAACACTAACCTGTTGACATTAGACATATTAGTAATTACCTGTTCGTCTGATAAATTTCTAGAGAGGTATAGTGGAGATACCGTAATGATTTTCGTAGGGTCACCAGTTTCTAAGTTCCTTTTATCATTATTTTTATCTGAGTATTGATACCCGCAACCTTCTATTCCTCTTTGAAACCATGGGTCCATACCTTTGTTGGGGTATCCATTACCTGGTCCGTCAGGACAATTTACCCCATTACCATCAACACCCATATAATTTTTGTAACGGTTATCATTAACTAATTGTTTATCTAAAGAAACGTATTTGTTAAAACATTCGGTAGAAAAGGATTGGTAATTTTCCCCGCTATTACCAAAATTAGCAGTATAAGATGGGTGATATAACGCTTTGGCACTAAATCCGTCTCCACCATATCCATAGTTATTAGTGTCTTCGAACTCAAGGTCATCATCCACCCACTTAAAGTGAGGTACTGGGGTTTTATTCGAATTTCTCCAAATACCGTCTTGGGTTGCGGTATTTTCACCTGTTAATACATTGGGTTGTATCGGTATATTTAAGTAGTATTCTCCTTCTACAGTTACTTCATTAGCCCAATCATCAAACTCACCCGAACTAGTCTCATATCCAAATAGTTTAGATAAATCATATTTAATCTTTTGCTTTGGACTGTATGGGTCAACTCCTCTAGTGGCAAATACAATAACTAAATCATTTTCGTTAGTATCACCCTGTTTATAGTAGTGACTTACCGTCGCTTGGGCATGGGCATCTCCATCCGTTTCGTCATCTGCATGACATTGGTAACCCACCTTATAATCTAAGAGATACCTCCTAAGTAATCCGTCAGAGGTTTCAGCGGCTATAGAGTTAACCTCAGACCTAGTCATACCTGTCATAACTTGGAAGTACTCTACTCCCGCCTTATATTTATAACTTGTAGTTGCACCAGTATTTACTATAGTGACTCCCTGTGCAGTACTTGCGACACCATTAGGTTTCAAATATTTTATATCTATAGTAGTGTAACCATTTTCATTATAATTTATGGAATTACCCGTAAGACCATTATTATTAAACTGATTACCGCTAGGGTAACGATTAACGTTAGGGTCTGAAATGGTAGACGGATTATTAAAGGTAAATAACTGTCCTGGTATTACTACACTACCTGGGTCCAATACCATAATAAAACAACTGTCTGTCCATGGCGTAGATGCGTTATATCCAAAGTGGTCGTTTACTGTCTTAACAAGCATTCTGTTAGTTGTTGATGGAGATTGGTTTTGGTTACCGTTATCTCCGAAGTACATATGTCTTCGGTTCATAAGATTTAAAGCTTGAGCCCATGTTGGGTTAGGTGAAAATCTCCATCTAGTTTTGCTTTGTTCGTCACCTAATTCCGGCCCATTTTCATATATAGGATATACAGGTGATTTATACCATTCGGGTTGGTCCCTTGTTCCATCTTTATCAGTTTCTAGTTTTATTTGGTTTTTATAAAATCCAGGACCACTGTTACTGTCATATCCACTACTTAAAAATCTACCAGTCCATGGAGACATAATGGTTGGTGTAGATGTTCCGTCAACACTCACATTACACGCGTTTACCTGATAAGACTCACTCCAAGTAATATCCGCAATTGGTCCAAATGTTAACTCATCCGCTAAGTCAGTTAAATCTTGGCTATCTTCTTCTGAAACACTATCAGAACTACAATTACAAGTCTCACAATCAGGATAACTAATCATAGGTAGTGAAATGTTTTTAAATGGATTTTCTTTAGGTAGTGGTTCGATTAAGGCACTTTTACAATCTTCCCTACTTAGTCTCCTTGAGAAAATGGATATGATAACACACATCACATATATAATTCCATTTATAATTGCTATTATAATATTTAGTATGGCCCTTACTATCGGATATAAAACAGCCAAAACATGCATTAAAATTATTAACGAAATAAATGAAGGAACTAAAATAGTGATAAGAAAATTAAATAAAAGTATAAAAAAGTTACCGTTTCTTTGTGCGTCATTTATGGGTGGTTTATTAATTTCTGACTGACACGTTTTATCGTTAATCTCTTTTATCCCAAGATGTTTTATTCTATTAAACCCCCATTTAAATCTGTCAATATGAGACGCAACTGTATAAACTTTATTAAAATTAAACTCATAAAAACTATCATCACAATTAATAGCCGCGTTCTTATCGTAGTAATCATCCCAATTCAAAGAAAATGAATACGATTTATTCCATGTCTCTTCATCAGGTCTATCGTTAACGGTCGTTCCTGTCCATCCATGTTCTTTTATGTTGGGAATTAAGTAGTTCGCTCTTATTATTTCCCCGTCTAATCCCGACTCATTTTGCCATTTTATTTTAAATCTACTTTTACTTTTAGTAGGGATTCCGATAGATGGGTCTATTGATATAATTTGTTCCCCGAATTCATTAGTTATTACATAGTCTAAATTCATCGGAAGGTCAATTAACCACGTACCGTTATCGTCAATTATATTACCACCTTCTTCAAAAATAAATTGTTCTAAAATAGGATTACCTGAAAAATCGACATCCGTTGTTTGTCTTATACATAGTATTTGACCCGGACCTGTAGATAAATCACATAATTTACCTGTATCATTTTTAGGTTTACAATTCCCTTTTAAATAATCGTCATCAGTACTACTAAATATGGAGCCCATAAAAACTGCCTGTGGTTGTATTTCAATACCTAAATCTCTTAAATCGAAATCACTTCTAGTAATCCCAACATCACATAAATCATTTTCACCCCAAAATGGTGTGACATCCACTTCTTGTACGCTATTGACTATTTGTGGTAAACTTTTTAAATCTTGTGAAGCTTTAAATTGTTGTCCATTAAACTGTGTCGGAACTCCCATCCCCATCCTTATTAAGTCAGAGGGTCGTAATGAGAATTGACCTATATTAGATAGGTCTAAGTCCATAACTAACTTTTGTTGACCCAATGGTACCCCGACTATCATAAAGTCTCCTGAGTTGTTTGTTTTTACTGTGTACTTGTAATATTTCTCGTAAACGTGTAAAACTTCTTTTCGAGTTAAAACATCTTCTCGGTCAGGAAAAGTACCCGTAGGTGTATGACCTCCATACTCTTTTACGTATGGTAAAAGATTATATCTATACCCATCTTCATTTTTTGTCTGTATATTTTTATAAGGGTAAAGAGTAGATATAATATTATCATTTTGGTCAATATCATCTAATGGTACAAATATAGAAATATTTACATTAGGTACTCCAAATCCACCATTAGCAATCACTCGTCCAGTTACAACTCCATAATCCGCACAAAATCTTTCATATAAATCTTCTTGTCGTAATTTTAACGATAAGATTTCCAAAAAATCAAAATCTTGCTCTATATTAAGACGTACTTCCCTGTCGACCCCAACTTTTGTTCTAAACCTATATGACTTTGACATAAAATTACTTTTAAAATAAATAGTTATTTATACTAATTTTAAAACTATTTAAATAAAAGTATATGGAAGAAAATTATGAGAAATCTACGTTCTTCAATTGTTTTATTCTAACTTTGATATCTTTTTCAGGAAACTTTACCTGATATATCTGATTTGGTTGTGCAAAAATAGTATCATCAATTAATTCAATTTGTTTAGTGTTTTTGTCCAAATATCTTTGTGAAGTTTCTGAAGACGAATATTGACCCCCAGTTTTATTAAAAACTTTTAAATCCGCCAATGTACTAACTCCAGGAATATCTTGTATTAATCTCCTTATGTCGGATATATTTATGTTCTTACCTAATAGATTAGTCGATGGTGACATATATGAATTAACACTATCAACTATACTCGTTATTACTTGTCCTTGATTTTCACTAGATTCCATTGACACTGAAAATACAAATTCTAAATCAATTACTTGAGCACTTCTTACTGAAATATAATCATTAATCATCCTGTAATTAGATAAATAATTTGCAATATTTTGTTTTAATGTATTTGATACGTTACTAGTTAACTTACCATTATCATCAAATGATAATATTTCTATTTTAATCTTATTATCCTCTTCCGTTATAGACGCCTTAGCCGGCGCTCCAAACCTACTCGGCATAGTTCTAATTAAAGAATTATAATCATTTACCGTAACGGCCCTTTTTTGTGCCGCAAAATTATAGGTAACCATATTACGCACTTCCTCAGTAGTAGGTAAGTTACCCCCACCTATCGCTGCGGTTACATTATTAGACCTTAAACTTTGAATTACATTCTGATTAATGTTAGGTGATGGTCCGTTAACCGAAAAATTAATGGTTCCGATTTGGTTGATTGTGTTTACCCCGATGTTAGAACCTATCCCACCCCCTATTCTATATTTAACAAATAGTGTAGTATTAGCCTTAACAGTTCTACCTAACCCAATATTGTTTTGATAATTTTCAAGCCTAAGCGGTATTCCTGTTTTTGCAAATTGAGCTAACTGGTCGTCAGCAGTAACTGTAGCGGAACCGAAAGTTAATTTACAATAACCCTCAGGTGTATATTCAGAAATAAATCTACTTTCAGTTTCAATATAACGACCCACTTTTATCCCTGGATTATCTGAAGCCTTTGTGGGGTCTTCGACAAATACTGTATTTTCTGCCAACGCATCTACCTCATACCATCTATCAGGTGCAGTTATAAATTCACCATAAGTAGGTGGGCTTGAGTAAGTAATACCATCTTTCTGAATTAATGATGTTATACTTATAACGTTTTTTTCAGGTAAGAAGAACTCATAAAATGGTTTAACATCATTATTATTAATTACTTTTTTAAATATTTTAGTGGTACCATTAACAACAACCTCTCGTTTAGTTATAGTATAATTAATAATTCGATTATTACTATCAAAATTCGGTATTTTAGTTCTGTTAGGGAATCCACTACTATTATATTGAGTACTAAAGTCGATATCGTCTTGGTTTTCAAATATTTGACCCGCACCTATAAACTGAGAACCTGACCTTATAATACCTAAATACCTACTGTCTTCTTGGTCTCCAAAAGCTGGAACAGTAATAGACACATCTAATAACGCAATAGAAGGTCTATTACCAGGTATTTTTAATCCATATGTTCTAGCGATATTATATATTGAAGATTTTTGTTGAGCGTATTGTAATACAGTTTCTTGTATACTTCTGTCTATATGATAATTTAAGTTGTCTCCAATAGCCGCGTTTAAATCTAAAAATACTGAGAATACGGAAGCGTCATTAAAATTATCAATGAGGTCCGGATAATACTGTCTTGTAAAGTTTATAAGGTCTTGTCTTAAACCTTCAAAATCTCTTTCCGTATATGATATTTTACGATTAGCCATATAATTTAAATATTAATTATTATAAAATCTCTACTTTCAAATGTAGTATCTTTAATAGAATAGTCTATTTTTACTTTCGCAGTATATTCATCTACCCCTTCACCTGCAGTTCTAAAAATGTCAAACATTTCATATTCAGAATTTTCGTCTTCGGTATTTAGAGTACCCGAAACATTCCTATCATCTTCACTATAAGGGGATATAGATATGTCATTAATCTGTAAATTAGGTATGTATTTATCAACTGATGTTTGTATATCTGATTTTATTGCATCAAATGTTGGTCCGTCCATTGGTTCAAAAATAAACTCATATATCCTAGTTCCAAAGTCAGGTAAGTAATATCTACTACCTTTCCTTGTTAATATTAAATGTAATAAATCCGTCCTTATCTCATCTTCGGCAGTTTTTGTCCGAGTGAGATAGTTACCATTAACACTTTCAGAAAATGGAAATTTTATACCATATGATTTATTTATTGCCATAACAATAAATATTCGATATAATATTTTTATAAATAAAACCCACCTTTTTAGATGGGTTTTATTTTATTATCCTTCACAAGCAACACATTGTAAGTCGTTGAGGTTTAATTTCTTCCTTGAGAAAGCCTGAGCTGAGTTCATCGAATGTTGATAATATAGTGTTTTTACTCCTAGTTTCCAAGCGTCAATTAACAGTTTATTTATATCTTTTGTTGGCATATCAGGTGAAACCATTAAGTTTAATGACTGTGATTGGTCAATATAGTCTTGTCTGATAGCCGCTTGGTTGATTATGGACGCTTGATTTATTTCGGCAAATGTTCTAAATACATCTTTTTGCTCTTTAGTTAAAAAATCTAAGTGTTGAGCTGAACCATCTCTTTTCTTAATACTGTCCCACACTTGTTTGGTATCTTTACCTAACTCTTGTAATAGTTTTTTAAGTACCGGATTTTTAATAGTAACTTTTAATTTAGCAACGTCTTTAACATAACAATTAGACCATATAGGTTCTATTGATTGTGATACTTGTCCTAAAATAAACGCTGATGAGGTAGTAGGTGCAATTGCATTTAGAGTAACATTTCTTCTACCATAACCTTCAAGATATTCAGGTTCTCCAAAAATTTTAGCCAAGTCTTCAGAAGCCTTATATGACTTTTCTTTTATCAATTTAAAAACTTCTACATTAAGTTTAGCACTTTCTTTAGTGTCAAAAGGTAAGTTTTTAGATTGTAATAGTGAGTGCCAACCTAAAACACCTAAACCTAACGCTCTTTGTCTTTTTGCGAAGTTATATGCCTTCTCCAAATAAAAGAATCCTCTTTTACCTTCTATAGTACCATCGTCTCTAATATTTTCAATTTTTGTTAAAAATTCACTTACAACGGCATCTAAAAAGAAGGTCATTATCTCAACCGCATCTGTATTTTTCCACTCATCATAATGAAGTACATTCATGGATGAAAGAACACATACGAATGACTCCTCATCTGAGTTATGTAAAGCTATTTCCGAACAAAGGTTAGAGTTATAAATTTTAGCACCTTTATCTCTATAAACATCGGGAGCTTTATTATTCATAGTATCGTTAAACATAATATAAGGATATCCAATTTCCCCCCTTCTTTGTATTACTTTAGCCCAAATCGCTCTTTTTTCATTATCCCCACCTATCATATCATTCATAAACTCATCAGTAACAGTTACCGCATGTGTTAAGTCCTGAATAGGAAAACCTTCGGTACCAATTTCTAAAAATTCCATAATATCAGGATGTTCTACAGGTAAATATGGAGAGAATCTACCTCTTCTAGTAGACCCCTGTGAAATATTATCGACAACACTTTCAAATAAGTTCATAAAATGAACTGAGCCTGGAGCATGTCCATTGTCTGTAATCTCAGCACCTCTTTCTCTAATATTACCAAAGTAACCTGAGGTACCTCCACCCATTTTACTCATTTCGCCCACTTCTGCTTGTGTATATAATATTGACTCTATGTTGTCACATATATTTGACCCAAAACAACTGACAGGTAGACCTCTTTTTTTACCAAAATTAGCCCAAACAGGTGAAGATAGTGAATACCATCCTCGACCCATATATTCATAAAATTTATCCGCGAACCCTTCGATTCCTAGTATTTTTTCAGCGTGATTAGCTATAGTGCGAATTCTATCTAACGCCTCTTCTCCGTCACTAAGATATCCTCTACGAAGAAAGGTAATGGACTCCTCATTTATCCATTCAAAATTTTCTCTATTTTCCATTTTAGTTATATCGTTTTAAAATAAATCGTTTGATGTGATTGATTTTGATTTTTTACTATAGTTAATACTTCTTTTATTAAAGAAGTCTGTGTGTTTTGTAGTTAAAATCTCATCGTCAAACCATTCCGTGGTTTCTAATATTGTTTCATTAACTTCAAAAATACTATCAATACCAATTGAATTTAAAGATACATTAAATCTGTGTTTAATAAACTCCAATGTTTGTTTTTTAGTGAGAAATTCTAAGTCTCCCTCTTCAAAAATCCAATTTACCACTTCTTGCTCAGCCTCATACGCTTCGTGAGTTGAGATTATTAAATCCTCCACTAGTTCTTGTGTCCACCAATCGGGGTTTTCTTGTTTGATTAAGTTAACCAACTCAAATCCAAATTCAGCGTGAATATTTTCTTCTTTCGATGTCGCTTCAACCGCATTACTAATCCCTTTCAATTTGTTTTTATGTTTATTAAATGACATAATAACTAAAAATTGTGAAAATAATGATACATTTTCAATAAACATAGAGAACAATACAATCGATTCAAAGTATTCTTTGTTTTCTACCGCTTTTGAGTTAGTAATAGATTTTTCTAAGTATTTAATTCTTCTTCTAATTGCGGGTACTTCAAGTAAATTTTCAAATTTTTTATTTAAACCTAAAAGCTGTATTAGGTGTGAATAAGCATCCGCATGTCTAACCTCTGATTCCGCAAAAGTAGCCCCTACACTTCCAATCTCAGGTTTAGGCATTCTTTTGTATATGTCACCCCAAAATGTTTTAACTGCAATTTCTATTTGTGATATTGCTAACATAGCTCTTTCAACTGCAGATTTTTCTTTCTTATTTAAATGGACCTTATAGTCTTGTATGTCGGACGTAAAATTAAATTCTGTGTGAACCCAATATGAATGTCTTATAGCGTCTACATATTCATTAAGATTAGGGTAATCATATGGTTTTAGATTTGTTCTTTTAGAAAAAATATTGGGTCTACTTTTTGAACGGTAAATGATGTACTCTTTCGCAACGTCATTCAAACCATTATCCATTAATTTATTTTCCACCATGTCGTGTATTTCATCAACATGAGGAACGTGTTCTTTATTATTCCTAAAAATCGCTTTAGTAGTTAGTCTAGCGATTTTTTCAGCCATTTCCTCATCTACCATTTCGATGCTTTTCATCGCCTTTATGACCGCCCTTTCAATTTTTTCAGAATGAAATGGTACTTTATCTCCACTTCTTTTTACGACATAGCGTATATCTCTATCAATTTTATCTATTAATCTTTCCATTTTTATAATAATTTTAGGGTTTATTAATTACTCTCCTTTTGTTTTTTTCTATCAAGGAGTTCTTTAATTCGTTTCCTATTGTTTTCTTCTTTTTGTTCTTCCAAACCTAAGAAGGTTACACTTTGTTCAGTATCTATAACTAACATCTCGTTATCAAATTTACAATTTTCAAACACAACACCGTCTTTCCCAATTCTAGACTTAGTGATGGCGATTGTAGCTAAATTCATTTCTTTTTGTTGTAAGGATTTCGCGACAGAAATAATTACGTGCCCTACTTGAGCCTTTTTAATCGAGCCTCCCATTTGGTCAGTAGTAACCACATCAGAAGATATAGAACTTCTATTACCTTGGGTTGCTGTCCATCCTACCAAATCCAATTCGTGACACATCGATTCAAATCCTCTCATTACTGAACCCTCACTTTTCCACTCATCACCTAAGTTTTTGTCAGGAACTACACAATCAATATAATCTAGTACTACCATGTCAACTTTATTACCTTCTGCAGTCATCTTACGAATTTGATTTTTAATCTGATTCATAGTAAGTGTATCTGACGGAAGTTTCTTTAAGATTAACTTATTTGGTGTATTTTCACGAATATCTTTAATTTTGTCCATGACTTTGTCCTTATGTAAAGACAATAAATCAGGAGCTATTTCAGTCCATAACGTAAAATGTTTTCTTTGTATAATTTTAGGGTTATCCTCAAAGAATATCTGAAGTACATTATAACCTAAATTAAATGCGTGGTTAGAGATTTTAGTTAGGAGGGTGGATTTTCCAACACCTGTAGGTGCTAATATAACTCCCAATTCTCCTTTCGCTATACCTCCTTTCAAAAGGTTATCAATACCTGGTATACCCATGGGTATCGGATGTCTAAAATCTTCTTCTAAAACGTCATCTAAGTTAGCAAAAACATCTGCAGTTCCAGTGTCTACCTCACCAACTTGTAATGCTTCTCTAACCATTTCCTCCAAATGGTCATAACTCTCAAAATCACCTTTATCAATGATTTTCTGAGCCTTACCCATAACCTTTTGTAGTTCTTGTTGTTTACAGAATTTTAAAGCCTTTTCTTGTACAAAAATTTCACCTTCCGATGGGGCTTCCTTAATTTGTTCTACCATATCCAAAACCATTTTTTGAGCCATGGGTGAGGACACTTCAGACTTAATAAGTTGTTCTAAGGTGTTGTAAGAAGGAGTATGTTCATACTTTATATAATACTCCTTAATAATTTGCATAATGAGTTTAAAGTACTGATTGTCAAAGTATTTTGGTTCAATTACATCAACAATAGACGCCGCAAAGTCCTTGTAAAGAACGATGTTATTAAGTAGTTGATTTTGAAATGTGTTTCCGAGATAACCAAAATTTTTTTCCTTAGACATGTTTATCAGTTTTTAAAATACGTGTCTTAATAAATATAATCAAACTAGGTTATATCCCGCGATTTCATATGTCAATTTGTCAGTAGAAAAAACATTAGTTAATGCCTTCAATACAGACTTCAAATGAGGTCTTACGTCAACGGTATACCTTACTTTGGGTGGGTAAACTTTCCCATCCCATATACGATGGTATATAACATCATCATTCAATTTAATGTATACGTTAAAATCTTCTGCCTCGTCCGTCATAGACGTCTCCATAATCTTTGGGTCAGCAGCAATTTGATACTCGTTATCTAACATATAGGTTATAGATTTCATTTTAAGGTCGTTATGAATCTCCTCTTGAATTCCCATAACTGTCTCGTACAACTCAAAACTATTTTTCGCGTTTTTGTTATAACTTTTAACATTATAATATCTCTGAACAATGATATTATCATTAAGAGTTAGAAGAAACTCCATTTTAGTCATTTCACTTTTTTCCTTACTCATTTTTTAATTTTTTTTAAGTTAGTTTTTTTTAAATCTTCTTTTTTCTTTTCTTGTTAGTTTCATAAATGGGGTAAGAAAATAAACCCATGCGTTGTCAGTTTTAGGTAGGTATTTGAATATTCCATCATCCATCATCATCCTCATCAAATTTTGATACCCCCTACCTTCAGGGTCAATATCTTCAGAGTAATAAAGTTCAACTAGTTCTTTCGCTTCTTCAGTTAACAAAGGTACTGATAAATCCACAAGTTTCCTATTAATAACATAAAATTCATCACCATATACCCCTCTCTTAGTTTTACCCGATAGTAGGTTTTGTAACGCTCTGTTATCCTTATCATTTTCGTGTAGTTTTTCACCTTTTTCTAAAATATCGTCAACAGAGACCACGGAATCAACTATCTCAGGGAAAAGTTTTACAAAAGTTTTTTCACCAAAATAGTAAATACCATCAATATTGTCGGACTTATCTCCTGATATAATTTTAAAAGTAGAAACATTTTGATGGGGTATTGATATATCTTTCAATTTAACTTTATCTCCGTACTTAATCATTTGTTTCTGTGTTGGAGAATATATTTGTACTTTTTCAGATATTAGTTGTGTTAGGTCTTTATCCGCAGAAAATATAGTTTTGTTTTCATCCTCAGAGATATGACAATAATACGCTATCATATCATCTGACTCATTACCATCAACTATAATCTGACGTATAAACATTTCCTCAAGATACTCTTTTACTCTTTTGAGTTGCCATTCAAATGATTGTTTTTGAATATCATTAAGTCTGTTATACCTTCTATTTTCTTTATATTCTGCGAAAATTTTCTTCCTCTGTATTGAGTTATCATTTCCGTCCCAAAAAACGATTACCTTATCATAGTTATACTCTGAAATAAATCTACGTAAAGTATTAACAAAGTGATATATACCACCAATATGGTTACCTTTATGATAATACTCACGTACTCCATGATAACCTATCTTAAATAGGTTATTTCCATCCACTAATAAGGTCTTAGTCACATTAAAATACTTAAAGAATTAAACTTTCTTCTTCCAACTTAAAGTCACTACCTGTACCAATAATATCTTTCCAATATTCAGAGTTTTCAGATTTATACTTTTCGATAGATTTTTTTTCCTCAGAGGAATCCTTTCCGGGTAAAAACCCGTGAGCAGTAACTAATATTCTACCGTCTTCATAACCTAACCCATTAATGTGGTTTTTCATAACTGAGACCTTAGTTCTAGTTGCAAATTTTACTTTTCTTTTATCTTTAACCGCAGTTATCTTTGTAGTACCCGCATTCTTTTGATTTCCAAAAAGAAAAACTAATGATGAGTTTAACCAAATAGCCTCTCCTCCTTTAGCTTTAATCTTAGGCTGACCAAAAGGATTATCTGGAAGTTCAACCCATGGTTGGTTAACAATTACTAAAGTATTTTCGTGTTTTGAATCTGACCTACGAGAACCTGATATTCTTTGGTTTATTCCCATACCTATCTTATCTGCCAAAACTGCCGCATTATGTTGCTTACCACCTTTACCGTCATATGTCATCTTACATGGAACTGAACCAACTGAATCCCATAAAAATAGTAAGTCATAATCCAAATCTCCACTACTTTGAGCATCTAACAGTTCATTAATAAAATTAGTAATTTGTTCAATATATTCAAAGTTATTATTAAAAAGGAAAAATCCATCCCAATCTAATTCTCCCGTTTCTTTATCAACAACTTCTTCACATTCAAAACCCATAAGTTTTGCATGCTCAAAAGACCATTTCTGCTCTGTTATTATAAAAACAGGGAGTATACCTTTTTTTTGTGCGTCAACAGCAGCTTTAACAAGTGCTGTAGTTTTTCCTGTATCCGAGTGACCTAAAAACATATTAAGGTGACCCATTGCCGGTCCAGGTACCCCTACTGCATCTAAGAAATCAGTACCTAAATCATAAAACCTTTGCGGTTTAAACTTAGCTGATGAAGAAAATTTCTTCTTAATATCTTTAAAGTCTTTCTTTTTAATTGCCATTTTTTTTTAATTAAAATAATGGTGAGGAGGATTATCCCTCCTCACCATTAACATTTGTAATCTTTAGAAAGGAAGATTTTCATCGACTTTAGTAGTCGACTGTGGGTCCTTTTCTTCATTAATTTTTACTTTCTCATCACCACCACCAATCGTTTCAATAGTATTGTCTCCATAAACAAACTTTTTAAGTTCTGAGTCCCATACAGGTGTCTCTCCCCTTGCGACCGCTTCAAGATACTCTACAGGTCTTTGTGCGTACACATCAGACCACGTCATTTCATCCTCCATCCATTCTTTCATCGTATCACTATCATCACTTAGAGGTGTTGGGTCATCGTACATAATAGTTTGAACTACAGTGTACTCAATACCTGAGTTAGTTTTAGATTTAGAAAGTTCGACAATTAAGTCTCTGCCCTCTTGAGAGTCAGTAACGTCTCCCTTAGCTCTCCATATTGGGATAATCTTATCCAAGATACCTTCTTGTTTATAGTTATCCTTAAATCTCCAAAATTTAACCCCGTCTGATTCATTATCACGGTCAACAACCTTTACTATATAAAACTTGCGTGGACGGTACTGCATAGCCAGTTTTTTATCTGACTCTTTTCCTGTTGACATAAGTTCTTCGTAGACTTCAGTCAATGGGGAGCGTTCACCATCATTTTTACCTGGGTCGTATAGTTTAACCCATCTACCGTCTACTTGAACCTCGTGAAACCAAACTTCCTTAAATGGTGATGAACCATCGGGTGTTGGTAGTATCCTTATCTTAGACTGTCCGGATTTAGTACCTTTAGGTAGGTACGTAGTGAAGTACTTCTTCAACCTTTGCTCTTGAGTCATTCCATCCCCGTTACCGCGAGATGTGACATTTTTGTCGTACTGAGCTAGTACTGCGTCGAGTGCGTTTGCCATTTTTCTTTTATTCTTTAAAAATTTATCTATTATTCTATACAAATATAAATGATTTTTAACTTAAGTCAAATTACTGAGAATAAAAAAAGAGACTCAATAGTCTCTTTTTAATAAAAATATTTACACGGTTTAATTACATGAGACCTTCATCTTCAAATGGTTGGTCGAACGATTTTTTAATATTGCCGTCCGAATAACTTTCAATGTCATCACTTGTAAGTACGTATTCGTTTTTTCCTGTCTTTTCTAAATCTTCTTGCTTATCCATAAAGAAGTCAGTTAGTTTTTGATTATATGGATAACTATCTAAACTCCTTAACTGTAATTTTTCTTCAGGAGATTTTTGTCTATATTTTTCTATTTTAGTTTCCAACTGATTAATTCGGTCTAATATACTATCCATCTCTCCGAGTTTACTTGTTAAATCATCTAATTTACCAAACATAGTATCCATATATTCATCCTGTTTATTAGACATATCTTTTTGTGTCGTCACTAAATCTGTAATGTCTAACTCTTCGGTACCGCCTTCATCGGTAACATCAACTTCATCATCACCACTAACAACTTCAACGTCTGGGTCATCACTTACATCCACAGGTTCAGGGACTTCGTCAACCTCTAAGTCATCTGTCTGAGCAATGTCTTCACCACCTTCATCAGGTAAGTCCGTAACTTCCTCTTGCTCAAAAACATAATTATTTATGTTTTGATGTCTTTTTATTTCTTTTAATATTTTTTTATCTATTGACATAATATTTTTTATTTTATCCGTTTAATAGTGTCTTCATTCCCTGTGGGGTCTCAACTCTTAGAGTTTTATTAACTTTCATAGTATTATCTACTCTTTCGATTAACCCGTCTCTCATTCTTACCGTATAACAGTCTCCGGTATCTAAATCACACACTTCTTTATATCCGTTTCCGTTATCACGCTCAGTTAATCGACTATCCTTTTGTAGATATGTGTCTAATAAATTTTTTATGTTCATTACTCTTTTTTATATAAATATATTGATTATTTGGAATATTCAAATATCCCCCCTAGAAACTACCGATGTAAAAATATCAAGCCATTCTTGATACTCATCTTTGTATTGAGTATTACCATTTATTTTAGTTTTTATAATGGCAATAATCTGTTGTGGAGTCCCTTGTATTGGCTCAATCTCATATATTTGAGCTAAATATAAATACGCTAAAGCCTTAGGTGTTGTATTAGTCGTTTGAGTTTGTTGAAGTTCATTATCCATCGCCTCAAGTATTGAACCCAGTGGGTTAAATGTAGCTCTCATAAAATCGAGCGAATCTTTAATACTTGAAAATGAAGCAATAGGAAATGTTTGTTCATTAACAATAATACAAGTTTGAGAGTTGAAATATTGCGTCCTTTGTGTTGGTTTTATTTCTCTACTTGTAACCAAATCCATTAAATTATTATTATACACATTTTGCCTAACTGGTAGGTTATGAGTAGCAATTCCATATATGAAAAATTTTAATTTATTGTTTGTGAATTGGTTGTTATTTACGTATTCTTTTACTTCTTGTCCATTAACAGTAGTTGGTGTCATATCAACAAATGTCTTATCACTATATTTAGTTAGTGATTTACATTTTTCTTCAGGGACTTGACTAACATTTTTGGATTCAGATAATGCAATTGTATTATTTGTTTTTCCTGATGGGTTATTAACTTCAATAGACCTTAACTTCTTTTGATATAGACCTAACAATTCTCTGTTTACACTGGCAACCAATTTATCTGGTTTTGGGAATGAGTATTTAGGCATTCTTACCCCTTCAAAATTAGTCGTGAATCCCCTCGTACTTATACTATGATTAACATTCATTATATAATATGGACCGTAAAACATAGGTACATTTGTTAGGTTAAAGTACATAGTCGGTTGTATCATAACATTACCTAAAGACTGTACCTGACATGTATAACTTCTAGATTTATAAAAATTATAAAGTGATTGAGTTTGTTGTGCAACCTTTTGACCTGACGCCTGCGCACCTAATTGTTCTAAGACCCCAAATGTCGGTCCAATATTTTTATGTTGATTCATGTCAATAGATACTGAGTTAAATACTCCTTGGTTTCTTTTACCAAAGTCTACTTGAAACCCAACACATCTATTACTATCCGAATAATTATCTTTATTTTGTTGATTTTCTCTCAATGGACAGTCTGACGGGTTAGTAATATCAAATGAGTCATTACCTTTCCTAATATTTTTATTTTGTTCCATACCTAAATTTTCTGATGGAGGTCCCATCCATATCCCTAACATTTTTGGTCTACTGTTTCTCGCATCGACCTCCATGAATGTTCCAAACAAATCATTCGGTATATCTTGTGGGAAAGGTTCCCCTTTTTTTACTCTATCATCTCTACCATAAAAGTTTGTATATGCCGGTGTTGGCATAAAAACAAAATTATTTTTTTCATATATTGTCCCAAGTAAAGAATATACGGTAGTTTTATCATTTCTACCTCTTAAATACCCCTCAAGTTCTTTAATATTTATCACAATTTTATCCCCTATAGGTCTGTTGGCCCGGTCTAAAAATAAAAAATCTTCAAATATAGTTCTAGTTTTAAAATCTTGTCCAGACACCCACTTATCATTTAGTAGTTGGAACGATTTCCATAACTCTAACTTAGGTACATTTCCATCAATTTTTGAAATTCTAAGCGCGTCATCCGTGACCGAAACAGAGGGTAATTGTCTGTTTAGTTTAATAAAAATATTATTTAATATATTCTGTTGGAATTTTTCCTTACCTATAAGTGCGTCATTTAAATCTTTTATGAATTTACTCTTATTGTATGTGTTGTCTTGTGATTTTTTAGCTGCGTATATTTTTATTAGGGATGATAAGTTTACAACGTTACTTTCGTTGAATTCGTAATCCATGTCTACGAAAAAATCTGTTAAATACGAACCATTATCAGAGTATTTAAATCCGACCTCACTAAACTCTCCCACATTTAGATACATAGAGTTCCACGCATCTGTGTAATTTCCCCTACTTTCACCTAAAGTAGTACTTCCACTTTGTGTTGGTAAACTGTTAGGGATGTATGTTTTAAAGTCATAAGGGTCCTTAATCATTTGATTACTGACTGTGGTTATTGAGCCGTAAACTTTATTGTCATATTTTCCCGGATTTCCTATTTTTAATACAACTTCACGATATAACGCCTTTTCAATATGATAATTTAAAAAAGTAGTTAATTGCCCGTCACTTATATTCTTAAGGTCTTCATCTATGTTATTGGTTATTGTTGGCTTATCGATGATAAATAGTGACTTCATAACCGTAGATAAATTTATATTGTATCCGTTAACGTTTAATCCGTTAAATGTAGATGGTATGTTGTTATATATCCTTTCTAATTCTAGTATCCTTTCATTATCTATTTCGACAGGACCCATACTTAATTCTACAAACTTTTCAAATGTAGTTTCACCTCTATTTACCTTATTAATGTTATATTTAGTATCTACTTCACAAAAGTTTAAGAAGTAAGACTCAAAATTATCCAACATTTCTTTTGTGAATACTCCAAATATATCGTCTATAGATGAGTATTGTAAAGTATCTGAATTACTTATATTAAACGGTTGAGTGTTTTTATTTTCGGGGTCTATATTTTTAATGTACTGTAATGGTGTTGGTTTATTTACCATTTCATTAGAAAAATACCCGAAGTTAGATGACGCCCAAAAAGACCTGACACTTCCATTATAAATAGAATTATTAGTTGTTAAATTCTGTTTATATTTACCCTGATTATTAAAACATTCAAACTCCGCTTGATTAAATTTAACATCACCAAAAGACGGTATAATTAATATCTTATCTTCTTGGTTTTCTCTAAAATCATAATTTCCTTTTATGTTAAAGTACTGTGACCAACTGTTCATATTGTATTGACCCCTCGTATCTCCGCTAGATATTATTTTATCTATACTTCCATTATCTGAATTACCTATTTTTAAATTTTTCTCAGTTTGTGCGGTTTGTATTTCATCTGAAGTGTAAGACGTAAAAATATCTTTTTTAGTGAAGTAGTAATATAGTTCGTTTATTACCTTTGGATAAAATCCATTTTCTACTTTCTTAGTGACGTATGGGTATGTTATATTTAACACCTCATTAGGTATAGGGGAAATATCTTCCACTATAGTTCCGCTCACCTCCTCTAATTGTTTTATTGTGACGTTATTCCCACCATAATCTTCAAAAGTGTATGACTTAGATGTATCTCCTCCAATAGGGTCATACGCAAATTTATAGTCAAAGTCTTTCCATACATCATCTAAAATGTCGACACCACTCTCTTTATATTCTTTATATCTATGCCATATGGAACCATATTTTAATATCCAATAATAAGGGACTTTATGTACTGAAGAAAATTTATTTAATGTTGCAAAAATATAGTTTAAATCTGTAGTGACATTATTATTGTATGATTTAAATTTTTCTTTTAATGTTGTTAGAGGTAAGGAATTTAAATATAGATACCCTAAAGCCACGTATGGATTTTCTATTTCATTTTTTTCATTTTCAACTCCTTTAAGAATTGCGTTAGTAAAATAAGGCGTATTTAATAATGACGTGGTTTGAGTTTTAGTTATAAAGTTTTTGGTAGTATCGTAATTATTACCGTATTCTAAAGTAGATTCTGTAATTATAAATTTTTCTTTTGTTCTATTATTATAATAGTTAATTACTTGATTATTAGTCTCAAATATATTTTCACTGTTACTGTTTGGATTTGGATTAATTTCCGAAACTTCTTGGTTAGGTGAGGTGGACGTGTTTGTTATCCATTCAAAATATGAAAACATTTTTTTATCATATGTTTCGTCCTCATTAGAAAACGAAGCTATTGTCTTTTGGTCCTCGTTAAATGAAAACATTTTAGAAGTGTCGTTACTAATTCTTATAGAATTGACTTTACTCCCTTCCGATAGATTGTTTTGTAACCAAGTAAGGTTATTAAATGGATAACCATCCGTAAATGTTAACTCGTCTGATTGATTTGAGTTAAGATATTTTATCAGTTTATCACTACTCTCACTAGACGAGGATACCCTAATCGAATTACCCTCTAAATATGAAAGTTTATAAACCCCAAAATCTTGATTTATTAAAGACTTAATATATGGGGTAGTAAAATCACCCCTGTTAAATAAATTCCAACTCTGACCCTGTCCGTTATTAGAAATACTTCTCATGTATTTTAATAAGTTTTCGTAACTGAATGAAAAGTTTTTTAATAGTTCAATTAATTCAGGAGATTTTACTACCGATTCTTGTAAATTAATGTATTCAAAATCACTGAAAACACTATACAATTCATTATTGTAGCCACTTTCTCTATATAATTTAGTGTAGTTAGAATTTAAAAAAGTTCTTTCAAATAATTCGTAAAAAAATGAAACAATCCTTAAATCATTATATGGCTGTCCTTGAAATGGGAACTCAATGGCGTTACAACTAATAAATGGGTTTTCTTTAAGTTCGTTGGGATAGTTAAAACCTAATGTTTGATTTTCAATCTGTACCGACCCTTTAACAAACTCTTCAACAAACTGTATTTCAGGCCACACACTATATTTCCACCCTTGTACTTTATTAACTTCCGACGAGTCGCCAGGATATTTGTCTTCATATAGCTCGTTACCATCCTCATCTATAGAGGTTACAAAATATTGAGGCCACGGGTATATTGTTGGTGAATCTTCTTTTTCAGTTCCGTAAGCACTTAGCCCATTTAATAAGGCGTTTACCATAGTTGTCTCTGTTCCTTCCGATTTTTCGGGTGACATAATGGCACCAACTCTAATGGGGTCTTTTCTTTTATCCCAAGCATCATCGTGAACTTTATCCATTAACCTTAAAAATCCGTCTGCGGATGCACATATCACAGCCATAACGTTATTTATTGTAGGGTTAAATCCTAAACCAACATCAGGAGACTTTATTTTTTCGGCTAAAGCATAAGAAATTGTTTCTTCAACTTGTTGTTTTTTAGTTTCAAAATTATCTTGTAATTCTTCTAATTTTCTTAAAAAACTATTTTTAGTTAAATTGTTAGAATTATTTTGGTCTCCAAATACAATATACTGATTTAATAAAGAATCTTCTTCGACTGTCAATGTTTCCGCGTTAACAACTGTAGGTGGCACCGCAAGTTCCTTTATAATCACATTATTTTTAAAGTCGGATAACTCTAACTCAGTAGGCGTCGCTTTGTATCTTAACTCATATGTATTATTATAATCCACTTCCGATTCTGTCGGTTTTTGTTTCTTAAAGTCAGATATCTTAATATCACAATTTAATGAAGTCTCTATTTTTTTTCCATTCACTTTCACACTCCCATTAGTACCAAAAACAGGATTTTCATTAAGTATGGTATTGTATTTTTTAATTATACTTTCTAAGTTTGAGATTGAGTCTTTTCTTTTTTGTAGTTTTTCGTTTTTTCCTCCGTTATTTTTTATGGGATATAATATAGGTGAGTTTGGTGTTCTGTCTATTAAACCTAACCTGTTACTAATATTTTCACTAAACCAATTATCCGTAAATAACCCATATATTTGATTCCTATATTCTGTAATCGTGTTTGAGTATTTTTGAATTTCAGTTAGTGGAGACATGTCTTCCTTACCATAGGCCTCCATAACATACCTTTCAAAATTTTGTAGTTTCATTAACATTTGATTAATTGTTAACTCTGGAAAATTATCTTCTATGAGTCCTTTGGCTTTGTAAGCGGAGTAGACCTCTTTAATTGTGTCGTAACCTTTTGTGGATTTTATTTGACGTAATTCTTGTGTATCCAAACCTGGTTGACTACTAGTCTTATTAGTTCCTATTGTTGTAGTCCTACTGTACATATGTGGTAATGCAAATAACGCCTCTATTGGAATGTCCGATAACATTGCATATGTTCGACTTATAAAATTGGTACTGATTTTATAGTTACCTGAAGATGGTTCAAATCTAGCGTTAAAATCTTTTAACATTAACTCATACCTAATAGCCTTACCATAGTATCCTTTAAGTGTTAATGTAAATAATGGATATGGGAACTGAAAGAATGCACTATACGGTGAGTTTTCTCCTTGTTCAAATAGAACTCTTCCTTGCACATCCTCCATTTCAATACTAACTATAGCAGCAAAAGACGCATTAACTTTAACTGAAATATTAGTAATTCCTAACATTTGACTGTCAGCGTCCCCACCTCTATTTTGACCTAAAGTTAAATTATCAGTCCATGAGGTATCTAAGTAATCGTCTTGCGTTTGAGCTTGACCATTATTAACGGTCTGAGGTTTCATAAAATTTATAACAGTAGACTTATCTTGGTCTAACGCCCCTATTCGTATATTTTCAATAGTATCCTGAAAATTACTACCCACAACTAATTTACTTCTAGGTATAACTTTAGTCTCTAAATTAGCGTACATAACTAACTCTTCTTGGTTGATTAACCGTTCAGATACTGTACCATCACTATCAACAACTTTATTTGGGTCTATAATTATTATGTTGTCATAGTCTGTTTCTACATATACGTCTTGATTGTTAAAAAATTTGTTACCTGCCATAATAGAAGAAGTGAGTGTCTAATGCCTTTTTATAATCTTGTAAAGAATTTACCAAAGGAAAGGGTATAATTAAAACTGACCCGTCACTAATGTTGTTTTCCAACCCACCATATTTTGGGTTAGCCATTAATATTAACCAACCAAAATAAGGAGTACCATAAAATTCTTGGCTTAATTTATCTAACCTACTCTGTGTCACTTTATAAATAAATTTTTTATCTGTGGGTTTTGCAGGTAATGACACAAACGGTACAACCGTTTGTTTTCCGTTGATTAAGAAGTCTTGATATCTGTCGTAGTATCTCATTAGTTAAATGTATATTTTCCGTTAAATTCTAAGTCTGTCCCTGAGTTTATACCATCAGTAAATATTGTATTAAAATAAAACACTTGATTGCTGTCAGCCTGCGATTGTGGTTTTTGTATGTACGTAAAGTTTCTTTCTTTTTCTAAATTAAATGGATTATACAATGTAAATTTCTGAGAGAATCCAGACTTTAAAGAAGATATTTCTAGGTCGGACGAACGTTTTAATTCTTTATATACGTCAACCAATCCTGACTGTCCATCAATCGTTATCGGGTCTTGTCCGTCAAGTGATTCTGATGTGTTAGGGATTGTTAGCGCATCAAAACCGTATAGAATTTCATTTATATATTTTACCCAATCCTCTTTAAGTATAAGCTCTTCACCTAAAATTGTTTTTTTAACAGATTCAGGGTCATTTAATATGTTAAAATACGATGCAGTGCAAAATCTTGTTTGTGGTTCAGTATCATAGTCTTCAGATAAAAACCCTTGATAAAGATTGTCTTTCCTTGGGTATTTTCCAAGTTCATCATCAAATAGAATGTTATAGAACGCCTCTAAATCTCCCGCAACTGTTTGTATGTCCGCAATCATTTCTAAATTTGTATTTGCCTGTGATGATGATGGGTCAACAGTACTACTACCTGAGAGTTCAAAAATATCTATACTTCCTGTTTTATTTTTATACCCATCCGTATTTGCCGTAATTAAATTTGAAATATCGTTTTGTCTAACAAAATCGGTCTGAACATTTAATAAGTCCGTAATTTTACTGTTAAAAATACTTTGAAATACTCCCATCCTTAGATTAATAAAAGATTTTAGATTTTTTTTGAATTTTTTAACATCACTGTTTTTGAAGTTTTGTTTGTCAATATTAGTAAATGGACTCTTTAAGAAAGGATTTAAATTGTTATCAATATCTTCTATTAATTTAGTTTTAAGGTCGGATTCTTTATCTTGTAGTTTAATTGGTTTACCAAAAATTCTTGTAGTAAATCCATCGGAACCGCTTAGGTATCCAGTTGAAGTTCCATTGGTATAGAGTCTATCTTGTGTGAAGTAACACACACCAATCTTAGATTGTAATCTGCTTATTGTTTCTAAAGAACTAATTACATTTTGTACATATGCCTGAGATTTTAAAACATAATCTTTCATAAATGATTTATAGTTAATATCACCCGTTAAAAAATCTTCAACCTCTGTAGACGTTACCTGTCCTATAGTTTCGCCAGCCTCTTCGGTCCTTTCAACTTTCCCGTCTTTAACTGTAAAGTTACTATTCGCCTCTATTTTATCTAACTCGGACCTATCCAAATCTGTAGTATCTTCTGTAGGTACTGAACGTTCATCATATATTTCAGTATTACCAAAATAATTAAATGAAACCGCATTTTGTAATCTACTAACAGGTTCTTTAAGACCTTGTCCCCCTATAAAATTAAATGACATATTTATATCGGCAATCATTGGTTGAACTCCTATACCTTCCGGATTTAAATCAAACGTTAATGGTTCATAATTAATACTCATTTGTTGTATAACAATTTTAGTATGATAAAAATCACCTATTCTTAATATACAAATAGGTGGTGAACCAAACGCAGTATTTTTTATATCTCCCTGTCTAGGTTTACCGTCTTCACCTATTACCGGTATTGTGTCTCCGGGTCTTAAACATTGTTGTAAAAAAGTAAGACGTGAGTTTAGTCCTTCAGGTGTTATTGAGTGAAATGTCGGATGAAAAAAACTAAGTTTATCTTTTATTCCTTGATATACTTGTGGTGAGTCCTCTTTCATTTTGTTGAAGTAGTCGCACTCGGTTAGTAATTTTTTGACTATTATCTTAGCAACATTTCTTTTTTCTCTCACTTCTTTGGCTTCTATTTGTCTTTGAACTTCCGTCTTACCTGTAACGGTTTCAGTTATAATTGTTTCTTCAATAATAGGCTCTAAGTCTTGTGGATTGGGTTCTGGTGGAATTTCCTCAATTGTAGTGGCAAAGGAAACCGCTCTACACCCCATAGCTGCTGTGGAATATATTTTGTCAGCTCCTGTTAATTCTTCACTACACGAAACACCATTAATATTTGTGTTTTCACCTACGGTCACTTCAATAATATTTAACTTATCTTGATGCTTGTCTAAATCTGAAAAACTTAAAATATATTTTTTTACTGAGTCTACCCTTCTTTTACTTAAGGATAAATTGTACGCATCACTATTAGGTGAAGAGGCGGAACCCTCTAATTTTATATTAACTATAGCTCCCTTATCAATCGCTTCTTTTATTTTAACACATAATTCTTTTGTTTTTTGTTCAATATTAAAAATATTTTCTTGGAAGAATACTCCAGTAGGTTCTTTTTGGTCCTCATCGGCGTATGTATAATAATTCGCTTGATTAAGAATATATGCGGATAAATTAGACGAGTAAGACTCTTCGGTGGTGGTTGAGTTTGCGTTTTGGGGGCCAGGAACATCATTGTCAAAGTAGAACGAATAACTATAATCATTTGTAGTTATTATGGGTGTATATTCTTCAATGACGGGCTCTGTGGTTGTTATCTGAGTGCTTTGTATTTCATTTTGAAAATATTCATAGTCAGTGACATTTTGTGTTGTAGTCACAATATCATATATATCTTTAAGAGTAAACTGAGGAAACCTCTGAGCTAATTCGTAAATATCATATTTTCTACATCCTGCAAAGAATGAATCAACAATATCATTTATCTTTTGGTTGTCTTTCCCGTCTAATTCTTTATCGACTATAGCGTTCAATATTGATGGGTGGTCAACAACTATCTTCCAGTTTAAATTACCCTGTCTAGTCGTGTAATTATATGTGTAAATGGGTTCAGGTCTTCCTAAAAATTGATTTGTAGTCCAGTCAGCACTATTTTGTTCACTTACTTTCATATCATATGGTGGGAACCACATAATTCTACCACCGTTCGGACCTCTTTCACATGAAGGTAAATCTTGTACTGTAAAACCAGGTTTAGAGGATGTTCTCCAAGCTAAATTTTCTATCGAAAACATGTACTTTTTTACCTTTCCGTCTTGGATATTAGTCGATTCATTACCTCTCCAAGGTGCGATATTTAAATTATAGGTATTATCCAGTACTGAATATGTGAATTTTCTATTTTTTGTTGTTATACCCTCACTTTTTTGTAATTCATCGTTACTAAAGTACGGTATATCTTTAGTGAAAACTCTACAATACTCTATTCCTTTTATTTCTCCTGTTGATTGGTCCTCATATTTATAAACCCTTGAACCTTTAGTCATCTCTCTAGTTCCGTCATTAAAAACTTTAGAAACTTGATTAATCGCATTACCAACGTGTTGTAATCTAGCATCCCCCTTTAATTGGTCTGCCGCGTAAACTAACCTTTGTGTGTCGTCTAATATAGACCCTTGAGTAAAGGTATATTGTGTTGAAACAGTACCCTCCCAACTAGATTGAACCGCCTGTTTAAAATTAACGTCCATAGACTCTAATCCTCCACCCTCACTTACAAATCTACCGGCGGCATCATCACTGTCTGTACTTGTCCAAGTAAAACCTCCTTGTAGTCTAGGTGCGTCATAATTACTATTGGTTTTGGTGTTAGACCTTAAAAATTTACTTCCGTTTAATCCAAATTTAAAATCGTTTGGTCCGTCTTTGGTTTCATATAATTTGGCAATTTCACCATACCCCCTTACTGCGGTTCTTACCTTATTACCAAATTGGTCTGTGGGTAATTCACCTGCCGGAGCGACCATATCAGTTAATTCTTGTTCTTTACTCCCTACGTAGTAATTTCCGGCGGGAGCTCGTAACCCAAAACTTCTACTATTTTCGGTATAGTCAGGTGCAAAAACATTTAATGATATACTCTTAAATAATCTTTTAGTTTGTCCCCTACCTGTATTTGATATGAATGTGTCAGACGACTTTTTATTGGCTTGTGGAAGTAATGTACCTCTACTACTGAATTCACCTTTATTACCTGAAGCCTGATTAATACTAGATTGTTGAGCCACTTCACCAAAATAACTTCCTGGTATCCATGAGTATGGTGAGTATATTCCAGAAATTCTACTTATAAAATCTAAACCTTTACCTACTATGTTATTTGGGACAGAAATTTTCCAGTCACTTTCAATTAATTGTTCATTTCCAGTCGCAATGGCTAACACATCAAAAGGGTCTCCTAACGCATCAAGTATATTTACCCTACCAAGTGTTTGTTGATAGGTTTCTTCCGCAACTCTAAATTGAAATTGTGTTTTTAGTTGGTTTCCTGCTATTTGAGCTAATGTAGAATCTTGTGCTAGTCTTCCGTTGGAACCCATAGGGTCTAAAGTTGTCAGTAGAGTAAGTGAGTTGTACGTTGAAGCAACAAACGTATAGTACGTCTCTCGTTGTTCTATTTTTCTTTCTATATCTCTAATGTTTATTAAATCATTGAATCCACCTTCAGGTCCATATTGATTTTGTATAAACGCTCTTTTTTGTGCTTGGTCAGTTACTTGAGACTCTTCGATTCTAATGGCATCTAAAACTGCAACATCGTTAATTGAGAACTCCGAATTACCCGGTGAATCATTACCTTTATAACCTTCAGCATATGGTTCTAAATTCCTTACTAAAAGTTTTTTTCTAAAACCTTCAGTAGCGCTAAACGTTAATTGACTATTTGATTGGTTCGCCATACGAATCTATTTTTATATAAATAGATTAAATATTCATTTTTAAGCGGAATATGTATTATTAGAATCGGTAAGTATTGTCATTAGTTTACTTGTAAAAGTAGGGTTATTAACAATTTCATTTGCCAATTGTTCAGATGATATGTTTTGTGGGAGATTTCTTCCGTCAACCGATAAATCTATTTTACCACCCACATTTAGATTAATTTCACCATTAACATTATTGCCGGTGTCGTCCATATTTTCTAATAAACTAGTTCCACCAATTATTATATCATCTTTCAAGAATCTTTGAACGGGCATTCCAGGTCTAGAAATAAAATCCTGATTCACAGGTGAGGTTGTGTCTGCAGATGTGTCAGGTGTTCCGGCAGCCGCATCGTCTATATTTTCACCCAAAAACATAGCAGCATTTGTAGCTAAATCACCAACTATATCACTAAAATTACCAAATAGTGTTTTGGCTGTAGTAAGTTGAGCTAAAACACTATCAGGTATTAAACCTTCCATTTTAGTTTTAAATTCTGTAAGTCCACTCTCAGTTGATTGATATGCTGCGGTTATAAAATCCTCAACACTAAGACCAGAATCTTTCATTAAGTTAGTTTCGGGTAACTTATCATTCATATCTATAAGTGACGTCTCAATCGCGGTTCCAAATGTAGATGAAATGTTAAATGCGGCATTTTTAAAATGTTTTCTTGCTTCTTCATCTTGAAATCCTTCAGCGATATTCTGAGTTAACGCGTTTCCATAAATTTTTAAATTTTCTTCATTAATAGAGGCGTCTAAACCTTCCCTAACAACTTCAGCGTAAGCATCTAAACCACCTAAAGCATCAATCACTCCATCAGTTTTTACACCCACTAAAGTAGTTGCCGCCTTAGCGCTTTGATTGGCCCCCGCAATTTCTTGAAGTGCTGTAAGTTGTTCCATAGCGATTTCTCTATCGCTCATTTCATTCTTACTTTGTTGCTCTTTTAACGCCTTAAAATCATCTTGATTTAAATCTGCTGCCGATTTAATTGCGGGAATCATCTTTTTAGTCGCCTCATCAAAAGTAGGTATGGACACTTTTAAGTCACCTCCCTCAATTGTACTCATATTTGCAACTAGTTCTTTAAACTCTTCAGGAACTGTGGCCGTTCCCAACATATCTAATTTTTTTGTTCTTTCAGCGGCTTTAAATGCGGTTTGAGTCATATCTTGGTAGGACATTCCAGCTAAATTAGCAGCCTCTCTTAGTCGATACATTTCCGTAACAGGTATATCAAACTCACCAGTTTCCTCATTAAATACTGCAGCACTTTCAGCCATACCAACAACCGCATCCATCAATCCTTCAGTGTCTGTCTGAGCTAAATGTAGTAATTTAAATGGGTCACCTAAATCTCCTACAGCACCTCCCAACATCTGAAATCCGGCTGCAGTTTCTATTGCCGTTTCAGGGTCAAGTAACTTTTCAGAAAGTGAAAACGTTTGGGATACGTCCATCCTTAACGCTTGTGCCTTCGCCACCATACGAGAAAATCCTTCTACACCATCTTTAAAATTGTAACTAGATAACATTTTTATGTTACTACCTATATCTTTCATAAACTTACCAACATTAATACCATAATCCCTGGCTTGTTTTTGCATGTCACTAATTTTTGAGATTGCATCTGATGTACCTACACCAATATTTCTAAATCCTTCAACAATTGGGACTATCTCAGCAGATGTAAGTCCAGCGTTACGTGCTAAGAGTTGCATATTTTCAACTTGCTCAGAAGATAGTAAAGTATTAACCCCCATTACATCATTTATTTGTTGTATTAAAATTAAGTTCTCTTCTAATCCAACTCCAAATTTAGTAGTTTCAAATGTGGCTTCAGCCATAGTGGTCATTAACGCATTACCAATCGCACTAGTTTGTCCCATGGACTTAGTAGTTAGATTAAATGTTAGTTCTTGTAATTTAGCAGTATCTTCTATTACTGATGTCGGCATAATCATCCTCGCTAAACTTGAGGTTATATTTAATACCGTTGTATCTAAAAGTCCGGCGGCTTTATTTAAGCCGTCCATACCTTTACTAATATCGTTTATCGCGTTTTTAGCGTTATCTGCCGCTTCTCCAATTTTGTTAGCCATTATTAAGTATTATATTATAAATACTTATCTTTTAGATTTTACTTTTTCGGACTGTTGTTTTCGTTTATCAAATTCCTCAACTAACTTTCCTATAAAGTATTTTCTTTCGTATGTAGGCATATTAATTAAGTCGTTATAAGAAAAATTTGCATGACGAGTTAAGTAATATATTTCATCAAGCACAGATACCCTAGATTCAGAAGAAAGGCCGAAAAAACTCCACCCCAAAGGTGACTCTAACTGTCAACTCTTCTCCTGACGGGGCGTTTAAACTCCTTTCTAAGTCTAATTTTGGTTCCGAATTAGAAAGGCTATTTCTTATGAATTTAGAATCCATAATTGGTAATTTTATGACGAAGCTTGTTATAAACTCTCTATCGGTGTTGTTGTCTACACTTACTATTTGTTTTGATAACCTATTGGTTACTATGGGGGCCGTAACATTGTTTGGGTACTTCTCTAACATATCGTTAAGTTCCTGTACTTCTCCTACCGTAAGTAGTTTACATTTTACCATATTTCCTGACTTAGGTAGTTTAAATGTAAATGTCCCGTCTTCTTCGGGTTCTTTTTCAAGTTTTTTGAAATTTAGCTCATCGAGACGAACCGTATGTTCAAATGAATTATTAGTTTTAGGGTCTCTTAATGTAAAATTATAATCGGGACCAAACGCTGTGTTTCTCAAAAATATTAAAATAGCTTCTAAATCACCTTCTAATAAGTCATTAACCTTAATGTCTGGTTCATATATCTTATTTTTAACTAAATCATTTATAATGTTTGGATTTTTACCGTTTCCGGCAGATACCAAAATATTTTCATCCTGAGCTGTCAGATATCCAATTTTAAGACTCTTTTTTTTGTTTTTATAAAACTTACCCTGCGAGGGAAGTGTTACCACGTCATGTGGTAAATTAAAGTCTTGTTGTCCATATTGTTTCGCTTCGTCCATATTTTTGTGTAAAAAAAAACCATAGGGAATAAACCCTATGGTTAATTATATAAACTATTATTTTTTTTTCAATAGTATTAGTAAACCAAAATACATCTATCAGGACGTAATGTCGCTGTAATTGTTGCCAATGCGTCATCACTATATCCCAAACTATCAAAATTAACATCAGTTAAGAAAGTACCCTGTAGAATCCATTTTTCAACCGCAACTCCTGTAGGGTCTAACATTTCAAGGTCTAGGTCTTTCTTATAACCAGCTGCGTATCCCATACGACCTGTAACGGACTCTGAGGTTAATCTTACCCATTCCATTAAGGCTTGTGCTGCCGATGGTCCTATGGGGTCTCTAAACGTCACGTTTATCGTATTCCAAGTAAATCTACCAGCAACATAAGTAGATGTGTTTAAGAAAGGAATCTCAGTTGCGTTAATTTGGACGTTAGGTCTAGATGTGGACTCAACATACCAAGAGTTAATACCCAATGATGAAGGAAAACTTAGAACAAATCTATTTTTTCTTTTCGGTTCATACGGTACGGGCATTTTCATTAATAAATCAGCCATTGTATTTTGGTTTTAAATTTCGTTGTTTATTTTATTATAAATATCAGTGTTAAACTTTTTTCTCTTTACTTTTACTTTTTTAATTGTAAAATCCTTAACTAGAGATTAGAAACTAGAATTTTTAAACTTCTTTTTTTTCTCCTCCTTTAGTTAAATAAGTTTTTACTGGGCTTTCATCTTTATATTCTTTATCTAAAAATGTTTTTATAGATTCTATATTTCCTGGGTCGTCATCAGAAAATCCTATTTGAGGTACAAAGTTATTACTCACATCATTAGTAAATGATACTTTTTGACCTAATTTTTTACTTTGGTATTTAACGTAATTAATAAACTCTCTTAACGCTTTTATCTTACCTTCCTCCGGATTAGAGGCCGACCCCTCACCATAAGTAACAGGATAATATTTATTCATATCTAAATATTCTTTTATTAAAAGTTGGTCGTCTTTCATAAGTTCTCCTGATAAATCCCGATATTTTTTTAAGTTTTCTACTAACTTACTTGAGTCTATTCCATTGTGGTTTGTAACAATAAGGTTATAAATAGAGTCTCTTAACACTGACGGAGTGTGACCTCTAGCAGTAATAATTGCAAATATAGAACCTCCGTTAATACATTCCACAAAATCATTCCATGAAGGACCTGGAGAAGCTAATAAAGAGTCCACTATAAATTTCTTATCACCATCTACTCCAAAATTACGATAGGGATTTTCGGAATAACCTACAACAGTCTCATTATTATATTCAAAAGGCTCCACACCAATCTTTTGTCGATATTCGGCAAAATCTTCAGTAGACATACCTATCTCATTACCTTCATCAGTTTTTAAAATTATTCGAGTCGGCATAACGACAATATTATCATCCCAGTCAAAAGCATAATACTTTAAGTCAGGTTGACCGTCTTCGATACCTTCACTTATAAATAATTTATTAAGACTTTGATGTATAATACTTCTTAGACTCATGTATTTTAATTATTTAGATTTTCAATTAATCTCTCTAATTGTGATTCCGTCAAAACAATATTTTGAGGTTTTTCAGAATAGGTCTTAACTCCATTACCATTAATTTGTAATGACTCTCTTAGTAATTTTTTTTTAAATTCCATTTTTTTATTTTATTAAACGTTTAATTATATGGCTAAAAATGGGGGATACTTTTGTACCCCCCATTTAATAAATATCAGATATCCTCAAATGATGCACCTGTCGGAGTAATTAAGAATTCTATATCGATGAATTCTAACGCTCTTGTTGGTTTTAGATATATTTTACCTACTAAGGTGTTATTATCTAAATCTTCAGGAGTGTTCTGAACGACAACTCTAAAGTCAATCAAACCTCTATCTCTTCTGATAGAATCTAAGATTGGGTTTACTGAGTCCAAGAATTCTTGTCTTACTTGGTCATCATTCTGTTCGAACAATAGTCTTACCGCTACTGCTGAAATCAACTTACGAGCTTGTAATAACAATCTTCTAACATTGATTCTGTCGAGTGCTGACTGTTTAACTTGAGTAGTTTTATTACCCCATATTACTGTACCAACATCTGAGAAAGTTGCGATTGGGTTGATTCTACCTTTATATAGAATGTCTCTATCATCTTGAGTTAACTTCTTACGAGCTTTAATACCATTTACTAAACCTCTTGTATAACCCGCGGATGCGAACCATGGGAATGATATATTATCTGTTAACGCTAAGTTTCTAACAACTTCAGCGGTAGGTGGTAAGTAAATCTGTGTGTTATTAACAGTATCTCTTGTAAGAATCCATGGGTAATAAGTTGCAGTATAGTTAGAGTCAATTCCAGTATCTTCTAAGTTTTCGGTCGCTTCTTGTGGGTAAATAAAGTCAGTTGTAAAATTAGACGTAGTATTAACAAACATGTTATAGTCAGGTGTGGTACAGATATAAATTGAGTCCGCTCTATCCGTTTCAATCATATCAATCGCCTCCTCTACTAAGTTTGAGTTATTAACATAATCTATACCTGAAGTAGTAAACACATTAATATTTACAGCTTCAGGGTTAACAAAAGTCCACTGACCCCATAAGTAAGCATAATAGTCAGTATTACCCCAATCTTGTTTATCTGGACCAACAATTGTTTTAAACGCCCCCCATCCTGTTGCACTTGGGAATCTGACTGATGGTGCCGCTCCACGTAGATATCCATTATTACCTAATATAAATGTATCTCCATTAGTACGAGACTCTCGATAGATATCCCATCCATCAAATCCTCCAGTAGGAACTAATGTAAATTTACGAGAATTTAATCTGTAATATGGACTATCTTCGTTAGGTTCACTATCGAATGATGCGTCACCAACCTCAAACGCAGTTTCACCCGAAGTTACATACTGAGATGGGATTAGAACTACAGTCGCTCCTGAGTCCATATGATATCCTTTTGTTAATTCCGCCCACGGAGATGACTCAGTAGCGGTAGATAAGTTAGTCGGATTTTGTTTACCCTTATAAGAGGTAAAGTCGACATCAATACCGACAGTATTCGATACACCTAAGAAAACTCTTCTTGGGTTATCACCCGCACTTCTTGTTAAGTTATCTCCATTAGAAGACCCAAAAGGAGGGTTAAATAACACCTCACCTGGAGTATCATACTTAGTCTTATAAAGTAGGTGTGGTGATTTATAACTACTGTACTGTCGAGTTTGGTAACCTTTAAAACCACAAGGTAATGAATCGGACGGAGCCTCTTCATTTACTTCTAACATAATATATCTTGACTTTAACTCAAAATCTCCATTAGCTGTACCGATTTTTTTAGCCACATAACTATTAAGATTTATATCCATGGTACAGTTTGTGAATTTTTCTAATACGATTGGGTTAGAATCGGTATCATAAAAACTTCTAACGACAACGTCAAAGGTTAGGTTATTAAATGATATATTCATTATAGAGACTTTAATCTCTCTGTTCGCCGAGTTACCGTCTGAGATTGAAATAACTTTAAATAAGTCGGAAACTTCATTACCTCTTAATTCTGAAACTAAATATGGTGTAGAGGGGGTTTGATACCTATCTAAGTACCATCCGATACCTGTATTATCAACATCTTCTCTCGCACTTTGTAATCCTAATAAAGTAGTATTTAATCCTCTAATCTTACCTTCTTTGTATCCTGTATTTAATAAGTTATAATAAATTTCCTCGACAAATAATGGAATTTCATTACTTGGTTTAGAAAAATTACTTTGACCTAACACTTTACTTATAAAGTTAGGGTCACTTAAAGAAAGTGATGTGTTGAACGTAAATATCTCTGAGTCGTTTGTTATACCTGAAATTTGGAAATTAGAGAATGGATTATTAGTTATTCCTGAATATACTCCTGTAGAGTTAATTGTTACATTGGTTAATCCTGAAACTTCGTAATCGGGATTATTAGAATTACTAGTTGTTGATATCCCTCTTGACCTTAGTGTACTAACAACCATATTATGGTAATCAGTGATTGGTGTTCCTGTATATGTGGTAGTATATACAACACCCACACCTGTATAATTGTTACCTACAGTATTTGTTAATCCTGTGATAGACAATCCAAAACCAACACCACTGTATTCACCTGTACCACTATTATATGGGAATAAAGCGTAATACCATGAATCATTTTCAGACGCTTCAAAATCTGCGGTATCAATGGTAAGACCATCCACACCCAATACGTTAGTTGTACCTGTCCATGTTCCCGAAGCTCCAGTTATTGCGTCATAAGTTTCGCCACTAACAGTACCAAACATAAATGATGTGGCTCCTGAACTGACGGGGTTAACAATGCTTTGATAAACCGCAGATTCAAAGTTGTCCTGTAATGTTGATATATTACCTGAAAATGTTGTATAAGGTAATCCGAACACACTTTTTATAGATGAAGGTAAGTTACTAAAATCAGTAATTTCAGTTGAACTACTATTACCTGATACACCACTAAAACTTATTGTATAAGCAATTCCGTCAGAATCTTTAGGAGTAATTAATGATTTATTTACGTTACCCACCGTTGATATTGACCATGATGGTCCAGCATCGTATCCTGATAAACCTAAGACACGAGTCACAAAAAGTTGATTGGATTGTTGTAAGTAGGCTTTGGCAATATACGCCGCCTCATATTTTGGAATCTGTGTGTTTACAAATTTAGTTGGTTCTGTCCCCCCAAAAAATGCGGTAAACTCATCAAAGTTTGTTATGAAGATAGGTTCGAACGCCGGACCTGATAAGGTTTCACCGACGACACCTAAAGTCGTTACACCGACACTTTGAGCCACAAAACTTAAATCTCTTTCTGATGTATATACACCTGGAGATACGAATACTTTTTCTGCTGCCATATTAATTATTTTTCTTTTTATTTATTTTATTGATAAATATTATAGAAAAAACCAAACGACAAATGTTATGGCGTTATATTTATTTACAAGTATGAAAAATTTCTTACTTTTTTCTACCTTTTTAAAAACCTTTCTTAAATGATAAAAATAAAGAATTTAAAAATATCTGAAGAATCACATGATATGTTGAAAAAACACTGTCAAAAAAACGGATTAAAAATGTTTAAGTTTATTGAAAAACTTATTGAAGAAAACTGTAAAGAAGAAATCGACATCTATGGTGAATAATTAATTACTATAGGGTATGTGTGCTTTTGTCTTAATAGTGGAATCCTTACTGTCATCTATTTTAACGACATCGAACTTAATGATGTCATTGGTGTTAACCTGTATATTACTTAAATCATCTCCCATATAATTGTCGTTAATATATACTGAAAACTCATCGACGTTATCTGTCGACAAAAAAGTTAGGTCTATGGTATATGGATATTTTTCAGATAAACTATTAATTCCCGACATAAATAAAATATCTATGTCGAAGTTCTGAGGATTAGGTGGGTTTTTTCTAGCCCTTCTTGATTGTGTCCCCGTCTCCACTTCATATAATGTTAATGCCCTACTAATTGCCGGAGAAACTTGGAACTCTTCCTCGTCAATTAAAAAACCCATCATTAAGAACTCATAGTTTTGAACGTAGTACTTCCTTTTTTCAATATCCAATACTGACTCATCAGATATACCATTTAAAATTATAGGAACGTAATGACCCTTAACAAATGTATAAGCTTGTCTTGAAGAAAATTTCTGTAAAACTAATTTGTTAAACTCATTCAAGTGTCGCATTTTAGTACAAAATATTTTTATATTATACGTAATATCTACAGGTACGGGTTGAGGGATTTTATAAATATCCATTCCTTTTCTTTGACCGTCCCACGTTGGAACCTTAGCGTAGTAAAATTGTTTTCTGTTTGGTATGGTGTACTGTAGTGAAGGGTTGGTACCGTACTTAACGTCTGGATTTCTTACAGTCGCAATAAATGGTGGTTTGATGTTTTTATCTAAGTTCTGAAAATCCCAAGTCTCAGCAAACTGAGACCAGTTTTGAGTTGTAATAATAATATCAACAGGGTTAACTTTTTTACCCTCTGCAGTCATCTCTAAATCGTTCTTAACAAAATCTAACATACCCCTATCTAAGTCAGCATGTAAAACACTCTTAGGTAAATATGTACCATCTTTTTGAATATATTCCAGTAGTTGCTCCCTCCTCTCTAATAAAATTTTATCAGGAGTTAAAGGTAGATGTTTTTTTATTTTTTTAGGAAATGACATTAGATTACTATTTCATTTATATGGAAGATTTTATTTCGAGTATTAATCATATCAATCTCATTTGCGTTATAAATTGGTTCTTCGCTATCTTTTTTAACAAATGAATCGTATTTGTATGGGTTATATGTGATTACGTTATCATTAGTTTCTGCGGGCATTTCTTCACAAGGGAACTGACAATAGTCAACTAAATCACCAATAACAAATGCGTGTACGTTCTTTCTCATTTCTTGTCTTACTTTGTCTTTTCCCCCCTTTCTTACCCTAAACTCTACATTTCTTAATTTAACGTAGTCGGCATACAAAATTACCCTACCCCCATAAGTCACTGAAAATGTATGTTTATGTAAGTTATAATATACCATAACCCTCAAACCAGTTAAATCCTCAGGAGTTAATTCTTCCTCCTGTTCAATAATTAAACCCATATGAGTCTTCATTTTATTAATTTCTTTTAATAGATATCTATTCATAATCCTCTAAATTCATTTTCACTAACAGGTGATGCAGTAATTGACCTATAATAAGGTTTGTAACCACCATAAGTATGTTTATTATCACTCGTGACTCTTCCGTCATTAGATACCGAGTAGTATCTAACACGAGATTCAGTCTCATAGTAACCTATATAATCACCATAATTAATATCTATTTCTAACTCATCTAAAGTCGTTTGATATACGCCAACCTTTAAGTTACCCGGCTCCATTTGTGTCATGTTACTATTACCGTAATTTTGATTTTCAGGTTGTTCTATTTGGACGTACCCCCTAAATTCAACGGGAGGATGGAACTTTACTCCGTCTTCTACGGTTTCACCGTAAACATCATCAGTTACTGTTTTTTGTTGGTCGATTCTATATAAAACTAACCTAAAATTCATATCACCCTCAAGCCATTCTCGACCCATTGCGATATCTAACTCAAAGTCTTCCGCCCCGAAAAACTTTTCTAATCTTGTAATTGGAACCTTTCTATTACTCATTATTGATAAATATTAAGTTATTTGTTATATTTAAGTGTATTTAGTCGACTTTTGGAAAATAAAACATTAAATAGCTTGCCTGAAGTGAGGGCTCTTCGTATTTTAGAGAAATACGAGGGGTATAATAATTACATTATCCGGTTACAGGATAAGATGAAAAAATTTAATCATTTTAAACTTACTCGTGCCCAAGCGGATTACATAATTAAATTTAAAGATACTGTACCCAAAATAGCTAGAAGGTGGGTGGAACTTGATAGTTACTTTGGTCAAAAACTAATGAATGACAAGTTACTACCAAAGAGACCTGAAAAAATTTATGTGGAAAAATTATTAGTGGAGAAAGAAAAGTCGTACCACATATGGGGTAAGTTATTTGAAAGTGAGGAACTTACAGACATATGGTTACCTAAAGTTGCGTTAACAAAAAACAAACAAAGGGAAGTAAAAATCGACTATAGTAAGTACTCACATAGACCTCCGCTTTCACACCAAAAAGAATCTATAGAAAAACTTGTTGGTAATGACAAATATATATTGGCAGATGATATGGGTCTCGGAAAAACAACCTCAACAGTTATTGCGTCGATAGAGATGGGGATAGAAAAAGTATTAATTATATGCCCCGCATCTTTAAAAATTAACTGGGAGAGAGAAATACAAAATTATACGGACAAATCTATTTCAATTATTGAGGGTAAAAAGTGGGAACCTTCCGAGTATACCATTATAAATTATGATATATTAAAAAACTTTCACGACCCAAAATACCCCGATAAATCAGAGATTTTAAATTATGGTTTTGATTTGATTGTAATGGACGAAGCTCACTACGTTCAAAATAAAAAAGCTCAAAGAACAAAAATTGTAAATGACATCGCTAACAAAATAGGTAAGGTATGGTTACTAACGGGAACTCCGATGACCTCAAGGCCGATGAATTATTATAATCTTTTAGACTTAGTAGACTCTCCAGTCGCAGAAAATTGGATGGCCTACGCTATAAGGTACTGTGCAGGTTATCAATTTAGTGTTGGTAGTAAAAGAGTTTGGAATGTTTCGGGAGCGTCTAATCTAGAAGAGTTAAGAGACAGGACAAAACCACAAGTATTAAGAAGACTAAAGGAAGACATCTTGGACTTACCTGAAAAAATAATAACTCCAGTTTATTTAAGAACCAAGTCTAAAGAATATAAAAAATTGATGGGTGAATACTATGATTGGTATAATTCATCTGAAGACTCGAATTCACTGACAATACAATTTTCTAAGTTAATGAAAGTCCGCCAAGTTATTGCTGAAGAAAAAATAAAAGACACAATAGAAATTGCTCAGAACATAATAGACCAAGGTAAAAAAGTAATAATATTTACAAATTTTACAGATACACTAAATAAAATAAACGAACATTTTGGTAAAGAGTCAGTTAAGTTAGATGGTAAAATGACCAAACCTAAAAGACAGGAATCTGTAGACGAGTTTCAAAACAATGATGACATCAAAGTTTTTGTAGGTAATCTAAAAGCTGCGGGAGTAGGAATAACCCTAACAGCGGCAGAGGCGGTTATAATGAATGACCTATCTTTTGTTCCTGCTGACCATTCACAAGCCGAAGATAGGGCGTATAGATATGGACAAAAGTTCTCAGTTTCAGTTTATTACCCGATATTAGAAAATACAATAGAAGGTATTATATATAATATACTAACTAAAAAGAAAAATATTTTTGAAACAGTTATGGGTGATAATGAAGGTAAAGGTGACGTAATGGAAGAAATATTAAATATGATTTCACAAGAAAGGTGAGTTTGTTTTTATATTTCGCATTATTTATATATAAAAATAATGGGTACTAAAAGGGCATTAAATAAAATAACTGATATAGAAAATCAGATTATAAGTGAAGGGATAAAAAGAAAAGTATCACCGAACGTCCCAAAAGAAATTTTAAAAGAAATGAAAAAAATAGGTATCGAAAGATTACCTTACTCTTATTCAGCCTTAGAACGTTTTATAGATAAAGAAACTATGAACGTACACTACAATAAACATTATAAAGGTTATGTTAATAAACTTAATGATGCGATAAAAGATAAAAAGGGTAAGGACAAAAAATTAAAAGATATTGTGAAAACAATATCAATGTACGACAGAACTGTAAAAAATAATGCTGGCGGAGCGTTCAACCACGCATTGTTTTGGAAAATGTTAAGTCCTAAAAGGCAAAGATGTTCAGGAGAAATCTATGAGAAAATTATTAAAGAGTATAAAACGTTTAATAACTTTAAAAAGTTATTTGAGTCCGCAGCTCAAAAAAGATTTGGTTCAGGGTGGGTATGGCTTGTTTTAACAAAAAATAATAGGTTAAAAATAATGACTACTGCAAATCAAGACAACCCTCTTATGAATACCATTAAAGACGGTGGACTTCCATTATTAGGTTTGGATTTATGGGAACACTCTTATTATTTAAAATATAGAAATAAAAAAGACGATTATATAAAAAACTTTTGGTCAGTAGTGAATTGGGATTTTGTGAACAACTTATATACATCTAACCCTAAATCCTCAATAAAGGAGTCGTTTAATAAAAAAAATCTTATTGTTGAAATTGAGAGTCAGGGGTGTAATTCAAGACAAGTTAAACAGACCATAGAATTATTTAACACCAATCCTCAAATAAAGTGGAAATATCGTACCGTAATTGATAAGGTTTTTAAAGAAATCTTTAAAGATTATTGGAGAGAAAAAGAAGGAGAGCAGTTATCGGGTATATATGACTTTGAATATAAAGGGAGTGTTGAAGGAGGTCGGTCGGTATTAAATAAAATCAATACAAACGCAACTACATTTTGTATTTTAAAAAATGACATTAATATTACTTTAAAACATTATGGACACCCTCCGATTAGTTTTTACGGAAAAAATAAAAATGAACAAATAAAGGAATTATATCGATTTTTAAAATATATCATCCATTGGAAAGATAGTCTATTTAAAAATACATCAAACACTTTTGACTCTATGTATACCGCGGTTAATAGAAAAAATAAACAAGGTGATAAAACTGAAAATTTAGCGGTTAAAGAATTACAAAAAGTGTTCGGAGTTTCTAACGTAAAAAAAGTTGGTGAATTAGGTAGTGTTATAGATGCTATCGGTGGTGTTGATGCGATTATAAGGACAGATAATGGAGATAAAACTGTACAAATAAAACCATTTAGAGATTATACTATTGAAGATGGGAAAATAACTATGGTCGGAACAGGCGTTATAAAACAGTATAAAACCGATATGTTAGTATTTCATAATAAAAATAAAGGAATAGTGGTATTTGATAATAACAACACCCAAATTAAAAACGGGAAATATGTTTTTGATAAAGAGTCTCAATATAAGTCTTGATAAATAAAGATTTCTAAATATTTATATATAAAATATATCATGTCAGCAATTAACGAACCACAAAGAAGTAAGCTATATACTCGTATAAAACATCTATTAGGTGCTCCCTTACGTGGTGTAGAAATTACCGATGAAATGATGGATTCACTAATGGAATTATCAATTCAAGACTACGCACAATATGTTAACGATTGGTTAATTGAGGCTCAATGGACATCATTGTACGGGCTAAATTTAGATGAACAGTCGGTAACTAGAGCTTTTATAACTCGTAGTTTAGATTGGGAAACACAGTATACATACGCTTACTCAAAAATTGTCGGTTTACAGGCTGGAGGTGACTCAGTATTAAAAAAAGATTTTATTACTTTAGTTCCTGGACAACAAATTTATGAGGTACCTGCAGGAAGAGAAATTAATGAGTTATTATGGTTTAGTAGGGCAGAGTTAGATGCGGCATTTTTTGACCCATTTATGGGTGGTTTTGGTGGTTTTGGTGGTGTAGGTTTAGGTGGAGGAGCGGGATTCTCTCAAATGGGTTCTCAGGGAAATTATTTTATAACACCGGCCTTTGATATGTTACTTAGAATGCAAGATATTAACATTAAGAGAAGAATAATTTCAGGAGATTTAACTTATAGAATTACTGCACTACCTGAAGGTAAAAAGGCGGTTCATCTAATGAATGTACCTGGAGGTAAATTTGATTTTGGTAATATTCAATATAATCAATACGTTGTGTGGTATTGGTATTATGAAACTGATGACCGTGAGACCTGTTTAGCTGAAAATCCTGACATAGTAAGATTACCTTCAGATATCCCGATAGATGAAATGTTATGGGATGAGTTAAATAATCCAGCCCAAACATGGGTTAGGAGATGGTTTACTGCTTATGTAAAAGAATCTTTAGGGAGGGTAAGAGGTAAGTACCTAGGAAATCTAAAAACACCTGACTCCGAAATACAAATGGAGTATGACTCACTTTTAACAGAATCAAAAGACGAAAAATCAAAACTAATAGAAGAGTTAACTCAAAGGTTAGAAAGATTAAGGCCTGATAAAATGATGGAAAGACAAGCTAATGAAGCGGAAAATTTAAATAAATCATTACAATATCGGGCATTCCCAAGACAATTTTATTCAATATAATATGGCAATTTTTAAATCAACACCAATTACAAAAATTATTAATGGTCTAACCATTAAAACTTCAGAATCAACACTTTTAAGTAGTGAATCGTATACCACAAGCGGAGAGGCTGCGATTATTATTAAAGATGTTAAAGTCTGTAAATTACAATTAGATTCAAATACGACTGAACACGTAACAATTAAAGCGTTAACCGATGTTTTAGTGGTCGGAGATTATTCGATTGATGAGGAATTCGATGAAATAGAATTACAGAATGGTGCGTCTGTAGAACTTAGATTTATAAGAGATGGTTGGTTTATTATGTCGTCTGATGGTCTAAAGAATTCATAAGAATTTTATTTTTCTCAACATAATTAGTGTTAACTAATTCTTCGGTTCCTTCTAAATACATGTAGAAAGGGTTAATTCCAACACTTTTCCAAAACACTTTTTCAGTGTCAGATAGGGTAAGTACCTCATCTAAAGTATCTTGGTCACCTTCTTTTCTTGGGTATCCTCTAACTAATTTAGTTTGAGTTTTTGTAAAAAACGGTCTATCTTCAGGATTTTCAATTAATATTTCATCTCGTATTTCAGGAGAAAATACAACTAATAGAGGTTCAATTCTCTTATTAAACGCAGTTACATAACGAGGAACATTATAATCTCCTAACTTATCTGGTGTATCTTCGATATCTTTTTCTTTTACATGATAACAGTTAATTACCACCTCATCTTTTTTCTTTTGTACATCTCCATGAGATTTACGGGTTCCGTTATTTACGTAGTAAATTGTATCTCCTAACCCGACACTTAAGTTATTTGCCAATGCTAATTCCATATGTGCTTGTCGAGACATAAAAGAACCTGACTTAGTTCTTTTTGTAATATGAACTTTGTAATCGTCAAGAGACTGTTTTACACGAGCTTTGTTCGCTATTTTAGAAATAGGTATTTCTCTGTTATATAATTTACCTAGATATTCATAGTATGAGTCTAAGAATTCTTGACCTTTACCGTCCAACAACATATTCAATCCTGAATCTAAGAACTCCGCAACATACGTCTGAAGTTTTTTAGACTTAATCGAGTTTCCTGTAAGTTTAACCTTACCCTTATCTGTAAGTAGTGCGTAGTTTTTACGTGCTACATTAATAGTTGCTGGCCATTGACCGTCAGTGTCGAGACCCATTTCTCCTCTCATAAATATATCATTATATTCTGCAACATCTGCTTCTGAGCCCGAATATTCTTTACCTTCTTCTACAAGACCATTCAAACCTTTACCTACGTATTTGTGGTCTTCTCTACCATCAGGAACCGCAAAGTTAACACCATCAGTGTCCATAACTAATGGTTCGTACCCACGCTCCATAAACCACATAATCATTTGCCTTAGGTATTGTCTACCCGTACAAGTAATTTGTTCACCCATATCCATATCACCCCATGGAAATACGTGAGGAGCGGACAGAGAACCAAAGAATGCGTTAATAAAAATCTTAATCGGAAGTTGTTTTCGATTGTACTGTGAAGACAATTTAGGGTCCGAAAGGTAATGGTCGGATGCTAACTTCTTATATTTAATACGGGTATCACGGAAATACTTCAACATACTCTTCATTGCCCCCGTAACATCACACTTAGGAAATACATCGTGCACGAGTTGAATAGAGGGGTATAGAGACGAGTAGTCGAGCTTCAACACGTCAGTGGAGTACCCGACCTGTAATAGTCGAGACAGACCCCCTGTAAATGAACGCTTGTCCCCTTTCTTAGGTATTGCGAGCCCATGTTTATACGACCATGACATCATAATCATTTTCCATAGTGTTGCAGTACCCATTGTAGACAATCTCTCATATGTTGTAGGTACAAGTTTAGCGAGAAGGAAGTTGGCTTGGTTGAACTCTTCGTCAACCACCATAGTTTCCCAAATATCATCATACAGATATCTCTCGATGAGGTACTCACCGTTTACTTCTTCATAGTGACCAGGGAACCTTTCCATAAGATTTTCTGTACCGGGAGAGCCCACCTCTTTATAACCGCCAGTCTTAGGGTTGAAATAATAATCTTTATTATCAAAATATATTTTTCCAATCTTATCACCTTTGACGTATACACGATTTTCCTTTTCCGCTCCGATAAATTGAGTAATATACTTAAGACCCCAACTTTTTATGTCTGAGTTAATTGCTTGAGCTCTCCTAACGGCATGTGCAATGTCTACAATATTATACCCCCACATCATGGTCTGAGTATAATCTTCCATCTCATTTGCAAGCTTCAACATCCCTTGTTTTTGTCTAAGTTTTTTTTCGGGGTTAAGGGTCTTAGCTATTTTTCCTATATCCAAACCCAACATTTCCGCTCTTGTTAAAATAAAAGGAAAATCGAAAAACGCTGAGTTATATCCACCAACTAATGTCGGTTTTAGATAATTAATGGCATTAAAAAATTCGACAATCATCTCCTTTTCCTCCTCTTCATTTTGTGCCGATATCACCTTTTCATAACCTCTATTATCTTTCATGCCGATTAGGAATATTTTTTCAGTATTTGCATCCAAACCTGTGGTCTCGATGTCAAACACAAAACGATGTACTTCATCATACTCATCAAATCCCTTAAACAATCTTTTTTGTTTCTGACAAAGATACTGTTCTACTGGAGATAGTATCGCAATCGCATTTGTATTCTCTCTATCCCAAGGATTTAATCCTCCATTTTTAAAAAAGTTAACTAAGTTTGAGTAGGTCTTGGTTGTCTTTACCATATACTTCAGACCTTGTTCCATTCTTACATCGCCATGAGTATCTAACGTTTCGATTAGAATACCGTGTTCTGACATGGCTTGTTTTTGTGCATGTTTAGAACCGTTATAAAAATTCTTACCCTTTAAATCGCCGACCCATGCGAACGGTATAAAAGAGTCTGTTTTAATTTGTTTCCCGTTTGTAGGGTGTTGAATAACCTTAAAAATCTTATTAGACCTATAGTCATATTCTAAGGCTACAATATATTTTTCTTCATCCTCTCCGTGGAGGAACTTTTCAATTTCTTCTTGTGAGACCATACTTTTTAACTTTTCACCTGAGATATTATTCTCACATCGTTTTGACGTGATTTCTCTTGGTATTTGTTACAAAGATAATCTACAATTTAAAGTTTGTCAAATAATATTAATAAATAAAGGCTCCCTGATTGGTGCTATTAAAATCCCGTCTTTGGTTGTAATTGAGAACTCTCCGATAAAACGACCTTTTTGGTTTGTATCTCTCGAAGTCCATTTATAATATATGTAATACTCTCGTGGTGTGTCAGGATTTATTAATAACTTTTCAGTTATGTATGCGTTATTCATAATAATTTTTTCCAAACCATCCGACTCTCTTTTCATTGAAAACCTTATAACTGAGTTTACAAGTTCTTCATTAAATTTCTGATATGAGTCAGTTCTCCCATCCTGAACTATTTCCATAATTAGGATGGGAGACTCACTATTTTTATTTATAAAAAATTCCATATTAACAAGATGGACATTCTATAATTTTGAACCCGTAAACGGTAAAATTCTCAAATAACCCTCCGTAAACTGTTAAAGTATAAACTGATTCTCCCTCAGGTTTGTCAAAAGAGAATACTCGCGCATTATACCCTGCGACTCCTGAGACTACATTGCCTCCACAACCCGCATAAACATCGTCGGGGAGGGGAGATGTCCCTCCGCATGAGAGAGGAGATACATAAGTATTACTACTAAGATTAAAATATTCTAAAGTACCTCCAATTTGACCTTTTGCACCATATCTAGAAACACCATTATCGTCCCATACATTATCATATAATGGATATGTGTAATTACCAGCATCCGAATGGTAAGGGAAGTCGGTTACCGTAACAGGTACCGATTGGGTGCTAGTGAACTCTAACTGGTCAGTGTCGTTATTCCACGTAAATACATTACATATATACGGACTAATCCCAACTCTATAATCAACCGTATTAGAATTAAGTATTAAACCAATAAATAAAGTATCGATAACAACCTCATCTGAGCTATTTTTAACAACAAACCGGTCATGAGCACTCTGTGCGTATAATGCGAATTTTACCGTACCCGCACAAGACGATAAATTAAGTGTCGCATTTATAACGGTTTCTGATGTATCATATGATTGTATAGTCCCATCGGGGTTTAAAACATTATTAAAGTTTGAAGTACTAATAGTAAAATTATCATCACACTGTATAGCTTCAGG